ATCCGGAAGTTCTGACAGATCAGTTGATGGTGTGAAATTAAGTGGTTTATTCTCTGACTTGGCAAGACTAATAGAACTAGATGGTGAAAACGAAGTAATTAAAAATACCGACGAAATTAGAGAAGCTAATAAAATAGCTGGAGCTTTTTATAATCTTGATCTTAAGGGTAAATATCCTGATCTAACACAGGCCGCTACTTATGTTGTTGTACAGCATATCGGAGATGATAATGTGGCCCTAGATCCTGAACTTAGAAAAAAAGCTGTTGAAGCTTTTAATGGTTTAGCGTGGGCTTTTTATGAAGGTAGTAGATAATGGCAAAATATTCTCCTGAACAATTACTAAAACTATACAAAGACGGGTTTCAAGGATGTCTTTGGGAAGAACACGTATTCGAAAATTTATTAGATAATTCTAAGTATGGTTATTTTGGAGATGGAGCTAAAAAAATTGTTGGAACCGGTAAAGGTAAACTATCTACTCCGTATAAAAGTGTTTTAAAGTTTGATAAGAATCCATATAATGAGCGCCAGGTTACAGGGGACTGTGTAAGCCACTCTACTAGAAATGCTGTAGATATTTCTCGTGCTGTAGAAATAGATATAGATAAACATAAAGAAAGTTGGATAGCAAGAGGCGCAACAGAAGCCATATACGGAGCAAGAGGTCATGGTGGACAAGGAATGAGTTGTTCTAGAGCAGCACAATTTGTTAGCCAATATGGTGGTGTCTTAGTTAGAAAAAATTACCCTGGTGTTGTTGATCTTAGTAAATATCAAGGTATGTTAGGTGCTGGATGGGGTGGTCGTAGTTTGCCAGACAAAGTTATAGATCTTGCAAATGATCATCAGGTTAAAACTGTTAGCTTAGTAAGAACAATAGAAGAAGCACGAGACGCTCTCGCTAATGGTTATGGAATTAGTGTTTGTAGTAGTTATGGATTTAGTAGTAGAAGAGATAGTAAAGGATTTGCTAAACCACAGGGATCGTGGGCTCATGCTATGGCATGGATTGCTTGCGACGACACTGGTAGCGAACCGGCTTTTCTCGTACAGAATAGCTGGGGTAAATGGAATGATGGTGGTCACCCAGCGTGGGGACCGATCCCTGACGGGTCATTTTTAATAAAGGCAGATGTAGCAGCCGGTATGTTAAAAGGCAACGGAGCATACGCTTTTAGCGACTTTGACGGATTTCCATTACAAAAATTACCAGACTATGGTTTTGATTATTTAGAAAGCTGAGAACAATATGAGATTTCTTGATAAGTTAGCATTAAATAGACTAGTATCTATTATTTTAAGCTTTATATTATCTGTTATAAAATTAGTAATACCAAAAACAGAATCAGATGATTCTATCGTTCCCAAACCGCCAACAAAACGCAAACGATTATTTCCAAGAGGTAGAAATGAATAAACTAATACTACCACTATTATTTGCTGCTATAATATTTGGATCATCAAGATACAACGGTAATTCATCTGCTCCTGTTGTTTTATCCGGAGCTATTATAAAAAATATTGGTAATGAACCAGTTAAAAAATACAAAAGAAAAGAATGTCCGGTGTGCAAAGGAAGTGGTAAATATTTGAGTGGCGATGGAATCAAAATGGTTGATTGTGGTTATTGCTTACCCTAAGAGAGATATAATATGCAAGTAGATCCTAATTTAGAGCAAATTGCTCAAAAAGTAATAGATAAAGCAAATATTAAAAATAATAACTACGGCTTTGATCCTATAACAATAATTATTGTTATTGGTGTTATACTTAGTTTAATAAGAGTTATTCAAGAATGCAGAAGTAAAAGACGCAAAAATGATAAAATGAGCGAAGCTTTAGATCTTAGACATACTATAGTTAATTTAACTATTAAAGATAGTTGGTTAAATAATTATAGATTAAATAAAATAATTAAACAACATTTGAGCAAACAACAATACAAACAATACGGAGTCAGTTTAAGAAATGCCATCATGGAAGTTGGTAAAAATCTCGACGATACTGAATCTTTAACACTTCTGGAGGCAACAAATGTTTAATCTTTTAATCTGGCTAGTATATGGTTTGTTTGTTGGTTCGCTAACAAAAGCAATAGTTCCTATCAATCTAAGATTAGGATTTTTTCAAACAGTAGCCCTAGGAGTTGCCGGCTCTTATATGGGTGGTGCTATTTTATATCTATTAGGAACATATGATAGTCTTAGTCCATCAGGTATTTTTATGGGTATAGCTGGTGGGGTTATTACTCTAATTTTATACAATAAGCTAACACAAGGATAGTTTGCCTGTTGTGTATTCTGGCATATTATACCTGTAAGGAAACTCGTATGCCAACCTATACATATTGTTGTAATAAGTGTAATAAAAAATTTGAACTATTTTTCTTTTTTAAAGACTATATTGATCAGCCAAAATGCTCACATTGTGAGTCTATTCATACTTATCGGTCATATATTGACGATGCTCAACAAAGTATCAGTTTTGTAAAAAAGTCTGATAGCGAGCTTAAAACAATAGGTGATATTGCCAATCGTAATAGAGACAGAATGAGCGATGACCATAAATTAGAACTATATTATAAGCATAACAACTATAAAGAACAAGAATCAAAAAAAGAACTACCAAAAGGTATGCAGCGCATAAAAAAATCTAAAACTAAAAATAAATGGTATTAAATATGGAAAATTTTACATCGATTAATAATAACAGTATCTATTCCAGTAGTCACAATAACAATCAGGCCACATCTATTCTGGCGTACACTCTATCTGGCGAAATAGGCATAGAAGATAACGACGTTAATCTTTTGGTTACCTCTAATGGCGAACAAATATGCGCTAAGACCATTTCTAGAATAGATGGATCAATTAAACATATGATTAGAATAGACTCTAATAATAAATTTTATAATCCAATTTCTATATACGGTACAGAAAATAATAAAACTTTTTTGGATCGTATATGTAGATCAAATCAAAAATTTAGAGAAGTTAGCGAAAAAACATTGAATCTTTATGTAAAATTTTTACAATCAAAAAATATATTATGGTTAAATAATGCTGAAAGAGAGGCCGAATAATGCCAAGATTAAGTAAAAATAATAAATATGCTATACTATGGCTCAATAGTCAAGGATTGTCACATGAATCTATATCTAAAGAACTAAATGTTACTCCCAAACAAATAGCAGAAACAATATCATCTTCAGCTCAAAAACCAGAAGAAAAACCCTCAACAAGCGTTAGGCAAACCTCTAAAGATTTTATGATTAGACATAGCCAAAATAATATTAATAGTGTCTCCATTATGACTCAACAAGCTTCTATGCTGAATGACGAAGCCAGAAAAAATTATCCTAAAAATTCATCAACTCCACCCCATATACATAAAATATCATGAACGTCGATCCCGCAAAAATACAAGCAATGATTAGCATATTACAAAGTATGCTTGAGCCAACAAACAATGATGCAGAGCCCGAACCACAAGAAACAGTTTCGGTAAAAACCTTTAGTACTACAACTAGTACAAAACCTAAATTTATCAATAAATTTGATAATATGATGGAAAAAAATATGCATAAAGAGGATATTGCTATTGACAAACAATTAAGAGTGCATCCCCCTGTTCCTAGAACTCGCACTTACGAACCTTTGAGTGTTAGGTGCAGAGTATGCGGTAAAGAAGAAAAAATTAATCCTCAAGTTGCTACCAGCGCAGAAATAGAACGATACAAGTGTAATAGATGCTCAATTTCTCCTGGATAATATTATGAGCCTTAGTCCTCAACAGTATTATTTTAATTTCTCATATGACTTTTGTGATAAAAATACATTATGGGGAAAAAGAGCATTAAAATGGGGTAAGGGTGCTGCTTTTGATATGGAGGGTTTTGCTCATTTAGCAAAAATGCTTCCATTTTCATGTTTTCGCTCGTATGTTGCTGCTATGCAAAATATTACTTTACCCACAGAAAATGTTGAAAATATTAATTCCTTACCAACAGATGTAAGATGGGCATATCAATTTGGAGATTTTCAAAATAGTGGTAGAGGTAAGTTGTCTTTACCGTATAAATTTTTAGAAATATTAGATCCATATGCTTTTCAAGAAGTTCAACAATCTGAATATCATAGTGTTGCTCACGCTATAAGAAATGCTGCTGATGTTAGCCGAGCTTGTGATATTTTTTTTAGAGCCAAAAAAGATAATTCTATAGATCCATTATATGAATGGGAAGCCAGAGGAGCAACAGAACCGATATATGAATTTGCTAAAAATTCTTTAGCTAAAGGATTAATTTTTTGTGCTCCAAATGTTATGCCTACTGGAGTATCTCACCAAAGATATTTAGGAGAGCTTACTCAAGTAACAAAGTCTGCTGGTATTCCGTGCTTACCAGAGCTAATGGGAGCAACTTGGGGCTGTGTTTGTCCATCCGAACCTCCGGGACCATGTAAACCGTTTGGGCCAAAATCCAGGGTATGTATGGCGGGCGCCAGCGAAGAATGTGATGCTCAAACAGGACTAAAAGCAGTTGAATGTGCTGAGGAACCAAAACCAATGTGGCCTACCGGAATTGATCCAAGAGGAGTCGGATTCTCATCAAATAATAGTGATCCTATATCTGATTATAGACATGCGGGATATTTTTTAAGAAAATCATATGGTGGGTATGGCAATTTTATTAATGCTAATGATGCTTTTTTTGGCACAAGAGATCCTGATATCTTTGTAAGATACGCTCAGGCACAAAATGCTTTTAGCTATGCTAGAACATCTAATAATCCAATATTTGAATCTGATAGGTATTATACCACAAAACGTAATTTACCAGCAAATTCTATTATTCCTGTTAAAAGAATTAAAAATATTACTCAGATTAAAACATCTTGTGGAGTTAGAAATATGCTCCATAATGGTTATGGAGTTGTTTTAAGTACCAATGTTGGATTCTCTGATACCAGAGATAGTATAGGATTATCTTATCCTGATAGATTATGGTATCATACATTAGCGATTATAGGATGCGACGATACACGAAGATTACATCCTGATGCTTTATTTTTATTAGCAAATTCTTGGGGAGAATGGAATCATGGAGGACAACCAAATTGGGGACCAATACCAAAAGGTTCTTTTTTAATAACCGGTTCTCATTTGGATTGTATTCTAGGCACAGAATTCTCAAGAGTTGCTCAAATACACGACTGTAATCCTCTATTTATTAGCAGATGCATCGGGGTTGATAATGATCCAAATAGAGATTTCTTAGATGTAATGCCATACCCGACACTAGGCGGTTTATTAGGAGAGATAAACCGTATTGAGCAAGTTTTCGGCAGACCCATTCAGAGACAAACACAGCTCTGGCAAAGAGTAAATTGTAATGGACAAGTTGTTAGATTCTTATCGCAACAAGCTTGCGAAAATTCCAGAATGGTTGAATTCAGAGATATACCACAATGTGATCTTAATTGTGAACCAATGACAGTATGTGATTATAAACAATGTGGAGAGCATCAAAAACCATGGGGCATAGCTTATGCTTTATCTTTTGATGATAATCCTCCATTTATGAGAAAAGATATGGTTTATGAACAATTTAGTAGTCTGGGAAGCTTTACCAATAGTAGTGTTGAAGATCCAGATGCACCAACCGATAATGAAAATTATGATTGTGATGAGTCTACTTCTTCTGGGGGAGCCGGAGTCACAATAAGAGAACATTCTATACCACCAATTGGAGGCAATATAGTTTTTAGTTATGACTCATATTACGTTTCTGATAAATTTACAGTAACAGGGAATGGTGTTACATATGTTGATACTGGCTACGTTGGAGGCGATCAGAATGCTACTGGTCCAGGACAAGGATCAGTAGAATTTTGTGTTCCAAAAAATACTTCCTCGTTAACAGTAACAGTAGAAGGTCCGCAAGGTACAGTATGGACATATACTTTAGGATGTCCCGATGGTAGTCCACAGTGTACTAATGTTAGCGAACCAAATGGTTGTATATAGATTTAAAATGATAAAAATTTCTTATGCTATTACAGTTTGTGATGAATATATTGAGTTAAATAACTTATTAACTCATTTACTAAAAAATATTGATTTATCTATAGACGAAATTGTAGTATTACATGATATTACAAAATCTAATGATCAGGTCAATACATTATGTAATGATCATGCTAATTATGGCAATATAAAATATTATGCAGATAAATTTGACAATCACTTTGCTAATTGGAAAAATAAACTTAAAAAAATATGTTCTAAAGAATATATTTTTCAAATAGATGCAGATGAAATTCCCAACCAATTCCTATTACAACATATAAAAACCATATTGAGCCAAAATTCAGTATTAGAATTGTTATGGGTTCCAAGAGAAAACTATGTTGCCGGACTAACACAAGATCATATAATAAAATGGAACTGGAATCTAGATGTTAAACAAAGAATTAATTTTCCAGACTATCAAGCAAGAATATTAAAAAATTTACCACATATAGTTTGGCAAAATAAAGTACACGAAATTATAGTTGGCGCCACGGCTCAAGGATCATTACCACCAGAACCACAGTTTTGTTTGCTACACGAAAAAACTATCACAAAACAAGAAAAACAAAATTCTTACTATGATGGATTATCATAAAGTTCTTGTTACTGGCGCCAATGGAATGTTGGGTAGGCATTTACAAAAAATTCTTGAACACGCATTATGTCCCAATAAGAAAGAACTTGATCTGTTAGAGTTTGATTCTATAGATAGATTCTTATCTATACATAAACCAGAGACAATAGTTCATGCTGCGGCTAAAGTAGGAGGTATTATCGATAATATCTCATATCCTTATGATTTTTTTGAACAAAACGTATTAATAAATACTAATATTATTAAAGCCGCAATCAAATACAAGATTCCAAAATTTATAGCTATTAGTAGCTCATGCGCTTTTCCAGATATTGCTAAAGAATATCCTATGACCGAAAATGATGTTCACAACGGACCTCCAACAAACACAAACTTTGCTTATGGATATGCCAAAAGAGCAATGATGGTTCAAATCGATGCTGCGAACCAACAATTTGGTACAAAGTATAATTATTTATCAGCTTGTAATCTATATAGTGAATTTGATCATCTTTATAATACTAATAAGATGCATTTTATTACAGGACTGCTATATAAAATAGTTTTAGCAGAAAAGAAACAAGAAAAACATATTCAATTATTTGGTACCGGAAAACCCATGCGTCAATTTATGTATGCTGGTGATCTGGCTAAAATTATTCGAATTATTATAGATAAAAATATCACAAATAGTCTTAATGTTGCTCCGCCAGATTCTAATCTTAGTATAGACTATATGGCTAAAGAAATTCTTAAAATATTAGGTAAAAATGATTGGATAATTAATTATGATACATCTAAACCAGATGGTCAAATTAGAAAAGATGTTTCTTCAGACTTATTAAATAAAACAATACCGAATTTTAAGTTTTCATCATTCCAAGATAACATACCCAGGATTTATGACTACTATGTTCAGCAAATGGCTACTTAAAAAGAAAAAACAACTTATACTAAAACTAGTACAATCTTATATACAACAAAAAAAGAAATACCAAAAATATTGGAAACCAAACGAACAATGGGTAACGTATTCTGGTCCCTTTTTTGATCATAGCGAATATGTTGCTGCTATAGATAGTCTATTAGAAGAATGGTTAATTTTAGGTCATAAAGCCCGAGAGTTTGAAACTGTTTTTGCTCCATATTTGGGCAAAACGGATGGAGTTTTAACTAACTCCGGTTCTTCTGCTAATCTTTTAATGTTAGCCGCTTGTAAGTCTAAGAGGCTCTTTAATCTACCAGCAGGATCTCAGTTTATAACATCTGTAGTATGTTTTCCAACAACTATTAATCCTATTATTCAAAATGGTTTTGAACCACTTTTTGTGGATGTAACATTACCATCTTTGAATCTTGATCTAGATCAGGTAGAAGCAAAGTTAGCTACTGATAAAGATAAAAAAATTCGTGGTATTATATTCGCTCATGTATTGGGAAATCCTCCCGACATGGATAGGCTGATGTCTTTAGTTAATAAATATCATCTAATCTTTCTAGAAGATACTTGCGATGCTCTCGGATCAACATGGGATAATAAGCCGCTAGGGTCTTTTGGTCATTTATCTAGTTGTTCTTTTTTCCCAGCCCATCACATGACAATAGGAGAGGGTGGATATGTTGGTGTTAATAATCTGAAAGAGAGAATAGTAGTATCTAGTCTAAGAGATTGGGGACGAGCCTGCTATTGCAACACCAAAAAGCCGGGAGACGTAACTTGTGGTACTGCGTGTGGTACTAGATTTAATACATGGTTTAAACAAAGAAAAGATATCATTTATGACCATAGATATGTATTTGATGAAATTGGATACAATCTAAAGCCAACAGAAATGCAGGCGGCTATGGGATTAGAACAAATTAAAAAATTGGAATATATGCATAGTCGTAGAAAATACAATTTTCAAAAGCTATATAATATATTTATTAAATATCCTGAATATTTTATACTACCAGAAAAACTAGACAAAGCAGATGTTTCTTGGTTTGGTTTTTTGGTTACGCTCAAGGATAATGCTCCATTTAGCAAAGCCAAGATAGTATCATATTTGGAAAGCAAAAAAATTCAAACGCGATCTTATTTCACAGGCAACGCGCTATTTCATCCAGCATATAGCGATTTGGCAGAAAAATATCCGGATTGTGATAAACTATTTCCAATTGCAACCAAATCCACTATGGATACATTTTTTCTTGGAGTATATCCAGGAATTACAGATCAGCAACTAGACTACATAGAGTCCACAGTAGATCAATTTGTGCTGGAGAATAAATGAGTTATATGACATTGCCGCTCATAGGCGAAATTGGTAACTTAGGCTCTCAAATACAACAATATTGTTCTATGCTATCAATAGCAGAAATAAACAATAAAAAGCTTGTGTTCCCACAGGTCTCTTTAAGTATAGGGTTCGGTTTTAAGTTCGCAGAACTACTAGATGTGCCAATATCTATAATAGATGACTCTTCTTTACAGCATTTTTTATTTGTACAAGTTAATAATTATGTACATGTTGACAATAATGTGTTTAATTTAAGTCATGATATCAATTATGCTTTTATGTCTAGGTTTGATCTTTATCATTATTGGTACCATACCATTAAGTCTAAAGTAGATAATCTGCAATTTCAAACCAATATCTTAAATGAAGCACAAAACATATTATCCACTATAAAAAATAGCAAAATTACAATTAGTTTACATGTTAGAAGGGGTGATTATTTATTGCCACAAAATGCTGTTTATCCAATATTGGATTTAAAATATTATAGCGCAGCATTAGCCAATTATGATTTAAACAATGTTCAGCTAATAATTTTTTCTAATGATGTATTATGGTGCCAAGAAAATTTGAATACATTACATAGCAATATTACTTATGTTGATGGTAACACAGATTATTTAGATTTATGTTTGATGAGCTTATGTGATCATAATATCATTGCTAACAGTTCATTTAGCTGGTGGGCCGCATATCTTAATAAAAACCCAAATAAAAAAATAGTATGCCCGAAAAAATATGTCATCGATCAACACGAAATAGCGCATATTATTAATCATAATTATTATCCTCCAAATTGGATATCCATATGACAAATAATAATGGATATATTATACAAACATACGGAAGAAATATTGAAGGTTTCGCTTCTAGACTTTTAGAATACGCTGGGCTTTATGCTCTCTGTCTGGAAACCCAAAAAACACCAGCTATTATAAAACACATAGAAGACGATAATCAATTCATTGCTTTTAATTGGTTCAACGATAATGCTCTACCATTTAAATTAACAATACAAGAAACTTTCCCAAATATTCCAATCAAATTTAAAACACTTGAAGATAATACAAAACTTCAATTTGAAACAATAACAATAAATAATGGCCAATTACCATGCAACCAACATTATTCTCTTAAAGAACTATCTAATAAAATATCACCCCAAAAAAGCTATAACATACACGGCAGATTTGGTTTCTGTACTTTTTGGCATAAATATACTGATAAAATCATCGAGCTATTGGAATTCGATACAACACTACTCAAACATTGTCGAACACTACTACCATATACAGACAAAAAAAAAGTGGGCGTATGTATGAGATATGAATATAGATATTCTTCATATGCTATCAACCAAGTAAAACTTACACAAATATATTATAAGGAAGCTATTCTACAGTTCGATCCTGCAAAATGCATATTTGTTATATTTAGCGATATGCCAGAACATAATGAAGTTTTTTTTAAAGGACTACCAGCAAGATTTGAAACAGTATTTTTACCTAAATTATCTAGCTCTAGCGGCTTGTGCGCATTATCTTTATGCGACCATATCATTAATGCTAATAGCACATTTAGTATAATGGCATCAATACTATGCAAAAATCCACACAAACAAATTGTATGCCCAAAATATTATTTTAATCCAACCACATGCAATTTCTATAACTGTAATTATTATCCTGATACATGGCTGCCTATTGGCTAATAATATTGTGATTCATATTCTGATTTTTATGAAATCTTATGATCTGATTATCAAATAATATGTAAAAAATTGAGTATAAAAGATGAATAAAAAAATTTGTTACATTACTGGGTGTTTAGGATTTATAGGATCTTATATAACCAAAGCATATCTAAATAAAGGCTGGTATGTTAGAGGTATAGACAAAATAACATACGCGGCTAATCTTGATTTGTTATCAGATTTCAATAAATATACTAATTTTACTTTTGAACAAAAAGATATAAACCATATAGAATTTTTATATGATTGTGACTATATTATTAATACAGCAGCAGAAACTCATGTTGGCAATTCTATAGCTAAAAGTGAAGACTTTGTTAGATCAAATATCGATGGTGTCTATCATTTATTAGAACTATTAAGAAACTATAGACAAGAAAATCAATGTCTTCCAACATTAGTTCATTTTAGTACAGACGAAGTATATGGGGATATTCTTGATGGCGCACATTTAGAAACAGATATACTAAAACCCAGTAATCCCTATTCTGCTACCAAAGCAGCCGCAGATATGTTAATAATGGCTTGGGGTAGAACATATAAGATACCATATATTATATTAAGACCAACAAATAATTATGGTGTTGGCCAATATGTAGAAAAATTGATTCCAAAAACATGCAAATACATAGGGCTTAATCGTAAAATACCTCTTCATAATAACGGAGAGCCCATAAGAAATTGGCTTCATGCCGAAGATACCGCTAGGGCGGTTCAGTGTGTTATTGATAATCATCATATTTCTAAAAACCAAATATACAATATATGTGGCGGTTTTGAACAGAAAAACATAGACACTGTTAAAAAAGTTATACTTGCAGCAACCGGCTCTAAGGACTATGATAAATATATAGATGTTTCGTTGGTTCGTCCCGGACAAGATCTTAGGTACGCACTAGATGATTCCAAGTTGAGAGCTTTGGGTTGGTCCCCAACTAAAAACTTTGATCTAGAATTGTCTAACATAGTTAATTATTATAAAGATAAATTTATATGGTAATATATATAGATATAGATGATACTATTTGTTATAGTCCTAACAAGCCAGACTATAATGATAGTATACCAATAGTTGATAATATCAAAAAAGCCAACGCTCTGTATGAAGACGGACATACTATTGTATATTGGACAGCAAGAGGAACAAAGAGTGGTATAGATTGGTCAGAAGTTACTAAAGAACAATTTGCTAAATGGGGTGTTAAATACCATCAAATTAAATTTGGTAAGCCGTATTATGATCTATTTATAGATGATAAAAATATTAATACCAAAGACTGGAAACATATATGAATAATATATTTAATGATCTTTTCGTGCTTGAGCTAGCAAACAATCATTGGGGCTCCTTAGAAAGAGGTAAAAATATAGTTAAGCAATTCTCTGCCATTGTTAGAAAACATAATATTAAAGCAGCTATAAAACTACAGTTTAGAGATATTGATACGTTTATACATAAAAATTTTATTATGGAAGGTATTGATAATAATCTTATTGATCTTTCCAAAAGAACTAGATACATTCAAAAAACAAACAGAACTAAATTATCATATGAAAAATTTTACGAATTAGTAAAATTTATTAAACACAGAAATTGTTTACCAATGGCTACGCCATTTGATGAGACTTCTGTCGATTGGTGCGTTGATATGGATTTACCTTTAATAAAGGTTGCTAGTTCAGATATAAATGACTGGGTTTTACTTAATAAAATTGCATCAACCAAAAAACCCGTTATAATATCAACTGGTGGAGCAAACGAAAAACAAATAGATGATGTTGTGACATTCTTTGAAAAAAGAAATATTTCTTTAGCAATTAATCACTGTATTTCTAAATATCCAAGCGAAGATCATGAGCTAGAATTACATCAAATCGATTATTTAAAACAAAGATATCCTAACCATATTATAGGCTTATCTACTCATGAATATGGCGATTGGTATTCTTCTATGCTGATTTCATATGCTAAAGGAGCTAGGACATGGGAAAGACATATAGATATACCATATGGACCAAATGATGAACAAAAAGAAGTTAGTAAATACTGCTCATTGCCCGAGCAAATAGATAAATGGTTTTGTGCTTATCGTAAAGCAATAGAAATGTGTGGTGTCAGTTCATCACAAAGACGCAATATAGACGACAAAGAAACGAATTATCTAACATCATTACATAGAGGTCTTTATTTGAATAAAAATATTCGTGCCGGAGATAGTATCACTCTATCTGATCTATATTGTGCGATCCCTTTTCAGCCAGAAATTAATCAACTATCTTCTAGAACTTTTATAGAAACCAATAGTATCGCTAAACGAGACCTTAAAAAAGATCAACCTCTCACTGTTAATGATATTCAATGAAAAAAATATCTGATATCGTTATAGAATTTTTAATAGAAAAAAATATTACTGATGCATTTACTATATCTGGTGGTGGCTGTATACATCTTGTAGATAGCCTAAGAACGCATTCAGATAAATTAAATACATATTGTTTTCATCACGAACAGTCAATAGCAATGGCTGCTGAAGGATATTACAGACAGTCAAACAAGCTTTGTGCCAACATAGTCACCACAGGTCCTGGAGGTACAAATACCATAACTGGTCTTATGGGTATGTGGACAGATAGTATTCCTGGATTATTTATTTCTGGACAAGTTCCTAGATCGCAACTATCTAAAAATACTGGTTGTAGACAAATAGGAGATCAAGAATTTGATATTGTAAATCTAGTAAAACCAATTACAAAATATTCAACAATAATTTTAGATCCATACGACATATATTATGAATTAGAAAAAGCATATACAATTAGCATGTCTGGTAGACCCGGACCAGTATGGATAGATATTCCATTAGATATACAAGGAGCCATAATAGATTGTGACAAATGTAAAAGATATACAGAGGAATACATACAAAAATCCATCACTATTTCTGATATAGAACAATTCCTAACATTATTAAGCAATGCCGAAAAACCATTAGTGATAACAGGTAATGGTATTTGTTTATCAAATACTTCTACAAAACTATTAGAATTTCTAAATAAATATAATTTACCAATAGTAACAGGCCCACACTCTGGTATAGATTGTATTGATAATAATTATAAACATTATATGGGTAGAATAGGTATTCTAGGACAATTAACATCCAATCAAATTGTACAACAGTCCGATCTGTTAATTTGTTTAGGAACAAGAATTCCTGTAAAAATGACCGGATATAATACAAAAGAATTCTCGCCAAATTCTAAAAAAATTATGGTGGATATAGATCATAACGAAATCAAAAAACATCCATTTGATATAGATTTAGCAATAGTGTCTGATCTTAATGTGTTTTTCGACTCGATTTCTAATGATTCTAGAAAGATAAAAACAAATATCGAATGGCTATCTCAGATAAATAATATTAGAAAACAACAAGAATATTATCACATTAAACATAAAAATATACAAAACTATGCTAGTTTTTACTATTTAATACATCTAGCAAAAGAGATATGGGATACTGAAACAATAGTTACTAGTAATGGTAGCGCACATGTTATTACACTACAGTCCTATAGACTACATACTAATCAAAAACTTTTTACAAATGTCGGATGCGCAAGCATGGGATACGGATTACCATCGAGCATAGGTGCTTGTATAGCAAAAAATAAAAGCAAAACCATATGCATAGAAGGTGATGGTAGTATTATGATGAATCTTCAAGAATTACAAACCATAAAGCATCATGAACTACCAATAGCGATAATAATAATAAATAATCAGGGATATCTATCTATAAAACTAACACAGGAATCTTTTTTTAAAGGACAAGAATTTGCGAGTGGTCCAGAAAATGGCGTGTCAATACCTAATATAAAATCTATTGCTAATGCTTTTGATATCAAATATTACTCAATATCAGATAATAGTGAAATTGTTGATTGCCTAACCGCAGCCAAACAATATAATAAACCGTGTGTGATCGAGGTGTTCACACACCCAAAAGAAAGACACGAACCAAAAGTAACGCATCGTGGTATCGACAAGGATGGCAAAATTATACCTGGATCTTTGACAGATATGTTCATTTCTGAAAGTTTTTAATGTCTATAATTATTACTGGCTCATCTGGTGGTATAGGATCAAGTATACAATCCTCTTGTATTGCGGCTGGGTTCGACATAATATCTTTAAATAGACAAATCCACGATCTTAAATCTGATATTTGTTTTAATGCTAATAATATTAATGGACTAATATATTGTGCTGGAATTAATAATCCTTGTGAATATAATAATTTAAGTATAGAAAATATCAAAGAAACAATGCAAATAAATTGTTTTGGTTTTGTATCTTTATGCAAATCTCTAAGCTTCAATCAAGGAGCAAATATCTTAGCTATAGGATCACTATATTCGACATCTACAAAAATAGGTAGACTAGCATATACCATGTCTAAACATGCCATGCTCGGCGCTATTAAAACACTAGCATTAGAAATGGCATCAAATAAAATTAAAGTTAATATGATTTCTCCTGGTTTTGTTCTAACGCCAATGACAATAAAAAATAATACACAAAATAGAATTAATGAACTACAAGAAAAAATACCTCTTGGCATAACAATACCTCAAGATATAGCTGATATTTGTGTTTTTTTTCTCAAACAAAACAAAAGTATAACTGGACAAAATATTATTATTGATGGTGGATATAGTCTACTAGGAATTTAAAATGAATAAATTTATTATTGATAATGTATCTTTGCAGCCCTTACATAATTTTACAAATAATTTAGAAATTATTTCACATCCAAAAAATTATAGTGTTATATTTGATTCTTTTAATAATAGTTTTGATACAAATGATTTTCTATTAATAGATAATAATGTACAAAAACTGTATGATATAAATCATAAGAATACATTTATTATAAATCCTATAGAATCAAATAAAAACATAGAGACGGTTTTGAAGGTTTGTCAATGGCTTTGTGATAAAGGGTTTAATAAAGGACATAGATTATTTGTTATTGGTGGAGGAATTACACAAGACATAGGCGCTTTTGTTGGCTCGATCTACAAAAGAGGAATCAATTGGGTTTATATTCCAACAACGCTATTGTCTCAATGCGATAGTTGTATTGGAGGTAAAACAGCATTAAATTTTCATAGTATCAAAAATCAACTAGCGCTTTTTTCTGCACCATCTTTAGTTATAATTGATCCTAAGTTTTTAAAAACTCTTAATTCTCAAGATATTATTAATGGAATGGGAGAAATTATTAAATTTTTTATTTTAGGTGGTATATCATACATAGAAAAAATAAATCAATATTCTATGCAAGAAAGAATTTTTCATGGGTTAGCTATCAAGAAATCTATTATAGAATATGATGAATTCGAAATAAATATACGCAAAGCACTAAACTATGGACATTCATTTGGTCACGCAATAGAAGCCGCAACAAATTATACAATACCTCATGGAGAGGCTGTTTTATTAGGTATTGAGATAATAAATAGGCTGTTCACTAACAATAATAATATTAGTAAAATCATATCAGAATATACCTCTTTAGATAAAATTAAAAATCTAAAAACCTCTACTATAATTGAGCTGCTTAAGCAAGATAAAAAAACTAAACTAAATAAAATTACATTGGTTGTGCCTTCAGAAATAGGCATAACAAATTTTATTGATTCAACACTCGATCAACAACTAGCATATAAATTAAATGAAATCTTTACTAATTGATTTCGGTGCATCAAATATAAAAAGTGTTTTGTATGATGGTATAAATTTTTTTGATTATTCCATAAGAGAATCTCCATTTTTGTGTTCTAAATCTATACATAAAAAAGATCTAATCAATATTCTTACTAGTATTGTATCTATATATGATAATAAAATTGATAATATTTATATTTGTTCAATTCTGGGCGGATATTATATAAATGACTATTATCATTCTTGGCAAAGCAATAAAATATATGATAAAAACATTAAAGATTGTTGTATGATTAGCGGTTTGTTTTATGGTTTACCAACTTTTCATATGCATTCTGATCATTATAGAACATCATCAAAATATAAATTTATAGAAGATTGTTCAGTTCTTGGATTTATAAATAATAAACCAGTTTATAGTTCTTTTGGTGACACAAATTGTGTTATAGAAGCGGCTAGGTCTATGATACCAGACTATGGATCAATTGTTAATCTTGGTACAGGATCACAAGTTATACAAATACAAAATGGAAGAGAATATAATAGATACAGCTATATACCTAGTGGCAGAGCACTAAATGTTTTTCAAAACTTTTTTCTTGAACTTGGTTCCGACTTATTTAAACTAACAAAACAAATATCTCTACAAGATATACTAGATAGCAATATTAATATAAACTTAAATATATTTCATCAGGCACATAAGTTTACAATTAGTGGTGGAAATATTAATAATATATATGAAAATTCTTTTAATGTCAAAAATTTTACAGCTTCTATTATTAGATGTTATATTGATCAATATGATGAATTTTTGTTTACTCCATATGATAAAACGATTGTGCTCACTGGTGGAATTCCACGAAAGATTCCTATAATTATTAAATACATGCAACACAAATATAAAAATGCTAATATATCACACATGTCTGAATCTATAGACGAAACATTTATTGGTATAGCAAAAAGAATAAAAAAACATGCAAATAGAGAAAATAATCATGCTGCAAAATAATATGGAATTAAACCACAAATCCAAACATTGCTTTCGAAGCTTTGAGTGACCCACAAAATATAGAAAGTAAAGTTTGGGGATATCATGAAAAAACTGCAAAAATGCTATGGTCTAATGATTTTTCTATGAATAATATATGTTCTATGATAGAAGAGGCTATAATATGAATATATTAATTACTGGATCAAATGGATTTTTGGGTCGTAATCTAAAAACTTATTTGGGTAATATGAAAAAAGATAATCAATACTTATATCATATAACAACATTAACTAGACAAGATGCTAATTTATTAGATAGTGAACAAGTTAAAACATTTTTTCAAAAACACAACAAATCATTCGATCTCTTAATACATACCGCTATTGAGGGTGGACGAAGAAATAAACCAGATGATCCAATTATAGTATATAATAATTTATTAATGCTATATAATCTTTTAAGTTATCAAGATTATTTTCAGTGCATCATATCTTTCGGTTCCGGAGCAGAACTAGACAGAAGATATAATATTAACTCTAAATCTATTAATAGGTATCCAATTGATCCTTATGGTTTGTGTAAAAACGTAATAGATAAAATAACTGCTGATGAACCAAAATTGTGTAATTTTAGAATTTATAATTGTTTTGGTTATGATGAACAACCAGATAGAATGATAAGAAATAATATTACTAAATATTTAAATTATGAAAATATGGTCATTCATTCTGATCGTAAAATGGACTTTTTCTATGTAGGAGACTTGGCTCAAGTTATACACTTTTTTATACAAACACAGAATATACCAAAAAGATTTGATTGTTGTTATAAAGATAAAGTATATTTGTCTGAAATAGCTAATATAATTAATAATTTAGATGATCATAAAGTAGAAATTATTTATGAGAACAACACCAATAATATCGGCTTATCTAACAAGGACTATACAGGCCAATACGTTGAAACACACATAAAATATATAGGTTTAGAAAACGCTATTAAATTAATTTATAAAGAGCATAAAAATCAAAAGGAATCTAAAAATGGACAATAGTATCAGTTTCTGTATAGCATCTGCTAAAAATGAAAAAGAATATACTAAATTATTGATTCGTTCTCTAATAGAAAACACAAAAATTGAAAATCATGAAATATTAGTATTTATTGATAGCGATAATCAAAATACATATGAAGACTTATTAGAAATTAAACAATCGTTATCAAATATAAAAATATATAGAAACAATACGTCTATGCCTATTGGTAGTCAACGCAATGTTTCCTTAATGTTCGATGCTGCCACAAAACATATTGTATGTTATTTACAATCTGATATGGTAGTAGGTAAAAATTTTGATAAACATATATTGAAAAATATGATTAATAAAGATATGGTTTTAACTTGTTCTCGGATAGAACCGCCACTTCACCCTGCTTCGCCAGAAAAAATCATAAAAGATTTTGGTGTGACACCAGAAAGTTTTCAATACGAAAAGTTTCAAGAATTTACTTTAGAATTACAAAAAGAAAATAAACCAAACATGGAAGGACATTTTGCACCATTCGTAGTATACAAAGAAACATGGTTTGAGAAACTTGGTGGATTTGATACTCATTTCAGATGTTCTAGAGAAGATTCTGATATGATAATTAGAATGGGTCTTGCTGGCTTAAATATGGTACAAACATGGGATGCTAGTGTTTATCATTTTACTTGTGTTTCTTCTCGTGGCAAAAACTGGTTCAAACCAGAATCCGATAGAACAGTAGAGCAAAAAAATCTTCTACAACAAATCGCTGATCATCAAGAACTTAAAAAATTTATTAGAAAATGGGGATTTTTTGGCCATAAGGCCAAACCAATATTTGATCTTGGCATATATATTGATATTGATCAATTTGTAGACTTTGGATTGTTGCAATTTTTGGAAACCTATTGTAAGGTTTTGTATTTAAATAACTCTCTTATTGCAAACGAGCTAAAGCGCAGAGTAGTATTTGATACAGAATATTATGCTAATTTGCGATGGAATTATAGCGACGAACATTGGAAGTCTGTGCGTCATCTATTTAATATGACAGAACTAGACAATCATATTGAATACCTATCAGATAAAATTTCACAGCATGATATAATTATTACAACCAAATATTCGGATTTAGCTTATGGATTTGGTAAAGAAAGAGCAGCATTTATACAAAATATATATGACTGGATTGACAAACACAACCCAGGGCTGTATAATGTCGATGTGTTTCAAATAGAAATCAAAAATAAAACTAACTTAGCACAGCAATACACCAAAATAAAAAACAATGATCTTCTTTTGAATTCCAAAGCATTTGTTTTTGAGTAGTTGACAAGAGATCAAAAGTTCATATCATAGATCATGAGACCAAAAGACTGGACTTCTTACTATATTGGTTTGGCTCATATCGTGGCCAAAAAAAGTCATGACGAGCAAACCCAACATGGATGTATAATTACAGACCAAAAACATAGAGTTTTGGGTGTTGGTTATAATGATTTTGCTCGTGGACTAGATGATACAAAATTACCAACCACAAGACCAGAAAAATATCCTTGGATGATTCATGCCGAACGAAATGCTTTGGCTAATTGTGTTGTTAGGCCAGATGATGGCATAGCATATGTTACTGGACAATGCTGCAACGATTGTATTATGGCATTGTGGCAAGAAGGAATAGGTACGGTATATATGAAACAAAGTCACGGTACTGTTTTGTTTGATGAAAAAGCTCAAAAAATATTTGATACTTTCGTATCAATGAGTAAGATCAATATAGTTTATGTTGATCCAAATCTTGAGTGGCTGAGACATAGTATTGGTGTACTATGACAAGTATCCTTTTTTATATAATGATAGGTAATTACTATTTAAACTATTTTTTTAGACCAACCTTTAATCCTATAGGTAATGAACTTGTCTGTGTTATAATATTGGGCCTACTTGCTATCTTAAACAAAAAATAACGGAGTCTATTATGATTTTTGATGAACAAATTTCTAGAAAACCTGACCACTATTCATGGACACAAGATTTTATAGAAGCTATGCATAATGGTTTTTGGACTCATAGAGAATTTACTTTTAGTAGTGATGTTCAAGATTTTAGAGTAAATTTAACAGAACAACAAAAACAAATTATTATTAGAGCATTATCCACAATTGGTCAATTAGAAATTAGTGTTAAGAAATTTTGGGCTAAACTAGGAGATAATCTTCCACATCCATCGCTTAACGATTTGGGTTATACAATGGCTCATGTTGAAGTTATTCATGGAGATGCTTATGAAAGACTCTTAGAGGTTCTTGGTATAGATGATAATTTCGAAAAAATATTAGAACTAGATATTATAAAGGGACGAGTCAATTATCTACGCAAACATCTACATAAATTTCATAACGATAATAAAAAACAATTTATATATTCTTTAATTTTATTTACATTATTTGTTGAGAATATAGCTTTATTTTCTCAGTTTTATACCATCAGTTATTTTGGTAGATTCCTTAATCTTCTCAAAGACACCAACAAGCAAGTAGAATATACTAGCAGAGAAGAAAATCTTCACGCTATGATTGGTATCAAAATAATCAATACTATTAAACAGGAATATCCTGAACTATTCGATAAAGAACTAGAAGAAAAAATTATATATGAGTCCCAAGAAGCTGTGAAATACGAATGCGAAATTATAGACTGGATAGTTAACGGATATAAAGAGGCCAATCTAGATTCACAGATCTTAAAAGAGTTTATTAAAAATAGGCTAAACGAATCCTTGCAAGAAATTGGTTACGATCCAATATTTGATATAGATAACGAACTATTGAAGAAAACCTCATGGTTCGACGAACAGATATTGGGCAATAATATGACCGACTTCTTTCATTCTCGTCCTGTTGAGTACTCCAAAAAGGCTCTATCGTTCGACATAGAAGCGCTATTTTAATTTTATCAAGCTCTACAACAGGATTTTAAATGAACAACAAGTCTTACTATTGGCTTAATTCTCATAGTCGTATTTTTCTGGAAAGAGGCTATTTACAAAAAGACCAAAGTCCAGAAGATAGAATTAGAGATATTTCTCAACACGCCGAGAAACTATTAAATATTCCCGGCTTTGCAGAAAAATTTGAACACTATATGAGTCTAGGATTTTATTCGTTATCCACCCCAGTTTGGACAAACTATGGTAACTCACGAGGATTACCAGTAAGTTGTTTTAATAGTCATATTAGCGATAGAATGGATAGTATTTTATACAAAGTGGCGGAAGTTGGAATGATGAGTAAATTGGGCGGAGGAACAAGTGGTTATTTTGGAGATTTAAGAAGCAGAGGATCATCTATAAGTGTTGGTGGAGAAAGTAGTGGTCCTGTTCATTTTATGGAACTATTTGATAAAGTAGCTGATGTTATTAGTCAAGGATCTGCTCGTAGAGGATCTTTTGCTGCTTATTTACCTGTTGAACATCCTGATATAGAAGAATTTTTACAAATACGAAATGAAGGACATCCTATTCAAAATATGAGTATTGGTGTTACCATTACTGACGACTGGATGAATAGTATGATTAATGGCGATAAAAATAAAAGAAAAATTTGGGCAAAGATAATACAAAAAAGATTCGAAAGTGGCTATCCTTATATTTTCTTTAGCGATACTGTTAATAACAATGCTCCACAGGTCTATAAAGATAAACAACTAAAAATCAACTCTAGTAATTTATGCAGTGAAATAGCATTGAGTTCGGATGAGAATAATAGTTTTGTATGCGTATTAAGTTCTTTGAATCTTTTGCATTGGGATGATATTGTAAAAACAGATGCTATTGAAACATTAATATACTTTTTAGATAGTGTTAACGAAGAATTTGTTAATAAAACACAAAATACTAGATTTATGAAAAGTGCCAGAAATTTTGCTTTAAATCAAAGAGCATTAGGTATGGGCGTATTAGGATGGCACTCTTATTTACAAAGTAAAATGGTAAGCTTTGAAAGTATGCAGGCTAAGCTTATTAATAGTAATATGTGGCAAACTATAAGAGACAGATCTGATAAGGCAACTAAAGAATTAGCAGATAAATTTGGTGAAGCACCAATATTAGAAGGATATGGTCGTAGAAATGTGACAACTCTTGCTATAGCACCAACAACAAGTAGTAGTTTTATATTGGGACAAGTTAGTCCTAGTATAGAACCATTAAATAGTAATTACTTTGTTAAGAATTTAGCAAAAGGTAAATTTACATACAAAAATCCTTATCTAAAAGATATACTTAAAAAGTATGAAAAAAATGATGAATCTACTTGGAAAAGCATATTAGTAAAAGGCGGCTCCGTGCAACACTTAAAGTTTTTAACCGATAATGAAAAAGAGGTATTTAAAACATTTGGTGAGATTAGTCAAAAAGAAATAATTATACAAGCGTCTCAAAGACAAAAATATATTGATCAATCTCAGTCATTAAATATAATGATAGGTCCAGATATTCCTCCTAAGCAAGTTAGCGACCTTCTTATAGAAGGATGGCAATTAGGAGTCAAAACCTTTTATTATCAAAGAAGTGCTAATCCTGCACAAGAATTAGCTCGTAATATTTTATCATGTTCTAGTTGTGAGTCTTAATACAAGAGGATTAGAAATGGGAAATGTATTCGAAGATCAAACAAAATTTATGATAGCTTGCGATCAGAGTGTATGCGAATGGAACATACCTCAATTAAATATGTATCATACCTTGATTAAGGAAGAGGTGTCAGAACTACAAGAAGCTTTTGATGCTAATGATCGCGTTGAAATATTAGATGCTTTAATAGACATTATAGTTGTTACGGCAGGGGCTATTAATAGTATGGGGGCAAATGCTCAAGGAGCATGGGATGAAGTAATGAAGACTAATTTTGCTAAAGTAGATAGCGCTACAGGCAAAGTAAAAAAAAGAGAAGATGGTAAAGTGCTCAAACCACAAAATTGGCAGCCACCCAATCTTAAATCATTTATATAGTATGGTGTATATTAATATACGAATATATTATTTACCTACATATTAAAGGGTACATCTTTGAGAAAGAAAAAAAATGCTAACGTTAATAACAAAAAAGACAAACTTATCGATCTTACAAATGTTACCCTTAATAATGAAAATAGAATAGTTTATCGCAATAGGTTAAAACCTAGAACAGATAATCAAAAAGAATATATACGTTCTATAATTGAGAACACCATTACCTTTTGTCAAGGCAGCGCTGGTAGTGGTAAAACTCATTGTGCTGTTGGATTAGCCTTAGAATATTTATTAGACGAAAAGATTAAAAAAATTATTATAACCAGACCTGTTGTTGAAGCTGGAGAAAAAATAGGATATCTTCCAGGTAAATATGAAGAAAAGTTATTTCCTTATCTATTGCCCATAGAAGATGAAATAAATTATTTTATCGGTCCAGCATTAAATGCAACTCTTAAGCTCAATAATAAAATTGAAATTGTACCACTAGGATTTATGAGAGGTCGAAATTTTCATGATTGTTTTATTGTAGCGGACGAGTGTCAAAATGCGTCATACGAACAATTAAAAATGTTGTTGACAAGAATTGGTCAAAACAGTAGAATGGTATTAACTGGAGATGTTTCCCAATCAGACTTGGCTAGACATTTACAGGGCGGTTTTTATGAGATGATTAAAAATTTATCTGATGTAGAAGGAATTGGCATCTCAACACTAACCGATCATGACATTATTCGTAATCCTATCATAGCAAAAATTTTAGCTAAATTAGACAATTATGAACAAGGCAGAAAATAGTAAATGTTTATTACTAAATGCCAACTATTGCCCATTAAAAATTATCAGTTGGCAAAAGGCAATTGTATGGTCATTAAGATATAATGAGAATCACAATTACGCTATCCAAATTATAGACTATTATAGTGATAAATATATACAAGGAACTAATAAAACCTATCCTGTTCCATCTGTAGCTAAAACTGTAAAATATTTTAATCTATACGATAGGTCTTTAAAATTTTCTAGAAAAAATCTTTTTATTAGAGATAATTATACATGTCAATATTGTGGAGAAAGTTTTCCATATAATCAATTAACATACGATCATGTAATACCAAAAAGTAAATTTATACACGATAAGCATAAAGCTACAAGTTGGTCAAATATCATAACGGCTTGTACTTTGTGCAACAGAAAGAAGAAAAATAAAACACCAGAGCAGGCTAATATGGAGCTATTATCTTTTCCTTATCAGCCAAAGTATGATTTTAGATACTTGCCAGTGAGCGCGCAACTATCTACTATAGGTGTAGATATACCGAGTGCTTGGAAAAATTATTTATTAGAGTATCATAATGCATGATATTATAGATAGATTAGATATAATGGCAAAACAGTTATTAACTGTTGAAGAATATGCTAATTTTATAGATTTATTTAAATCAATGAATGATAGATTATCTCTAATCAAAGATGAACAAAATAATCAACAAACAGATGTAACAACGGAAAAAGAAATCAAATATCCATATGATATAGAGATTATGCTTGGAATAAAAATATTTAGAGATAATCAGATAGGACAAAGGATTGAGCTAATTAATCATTATAATAAGTCCTTCTTAAAAAAAGTAATGATAGGCGAAGATCCTGTAGAAAAAGTTAATTCTGTACTAGAGTATATCGAAAAAATATAATGCAGTTTATTTCGAAATATTCCAATAATAAAACTGTTACTCCGGCTCAGTTTATTACGGAAATGATATGCGAAAAAAAAGCCCAAAAAGATAAATTAGATTTACACTATAGATTTTGGACATCTCCTAAATGGAGTAAATTTTTTAGAGATCAAATAGCCACAGCAAATAAATTAGTAAAAGAATACGAACCACTAGCTATTATCAAAGCTTTAAATGATCCCAAAGCTAAGAATATATATTCTCTAAGGGCTCCATTTCTCAAACCTATTATAGTAGATAAACAAAAAATACTAGAAACAAGCAATAAAACATTGAAACAAAAGTTTAATCGAAAAGAAATAATAGATCATCGCAAAGCACCACAACCACAAAAAAATATCTTATCAAAACTAAAGGAAATTGACAATGACAGTTAAAGAAGACGTAAAGAAAAACTTTGGTACGGATATCATTCTGTCTGGTAATTCCATAGTAGACAGAAAATCTATAATTATACCGGTTAGTCCAGCATTGGATCTTGTGCTTCAAGGAGGTATACCAGAAGGTAGTTTCGTTATTTTTACTGGTCAGCCAAAATGTGGCAAAACCACCACATCTCTTGATTTTGCTGCAACAGCCCAAAAGGAAGCATATCGTGGAGATCTGAAAAGCCCAAGACATGTGTACTACCTTAACATAGAAGGTAGACTAAAAAAGAGAGACTTAGAAGGTATAAAAGAATTAGATCTAGATAGATTTGATGTAATAGGTTCTCAGCAAGGAAAGATTTTACATGCTGAAGAATATTTACAAATTGCAGAAAAACTTATCAATGAAGAACCAGGATCAATCATAATCATAGACTCCTATTCTGCATTATGTACCGAGGCCGAGATTACAAGTGATATGGATAAAATGCAAAGAGCAGATGGAGCAAAACTATTAGCTAAATTTTGTCGTAAGGTTGCAAATGTTATACCAGTAAATAAGAATATAGTAATTGGTATTACACATCTTATGGGTAATCCAGGATATGGCAATGTTGAATGGAAAGAAAAAAGCGGACAAGCTATTGCATATCAAACAGATGTAAAATTAAAGGCAAAATTTCATAAACCATGGGTTTTAGGCACAGATGGTGCTCAAATAGGTCAAGAAGTAGAATGGCAAGTTTTATGTTCTGCTCTTGGACCGCCCGGCGGAACAATCACATCATATTTAAGATATGGACAAGGTATCGATAAATTTACAGAATTAGTTATGATAGCTACAGATATGGGACTAATTAATAAAGGAGGAGCTTGGTATACGTTAGATTTTATTACCGATGAAAAACTTAAATTTCAAGGTTCTGAAAAAGTAAGACAGTTCTTAATAGACAATCCTACACGATACGAAGAACTATATCAGGCTGTAAAAAATACTGTTGGTATTAATAATGGAAGTGCATGATCTAGATGGAAATATCTATAATTGGCAATTAGTTGGATATCAAGCTAATCCAAATATAAAAAAATCTGGTCTTCACATGAAGGCTAGGGAAATGATTACAGAAATATTTCCTACGTTACAAATTTTAGAAGAAGTGCCGATTAAAATTACTAGGAATGATACTCTATATTTAGATTTTTATATTCCATTAAAAAGACTATGCATAGAAACCCATGGCGAACAACATTATAAATTTATTGCTCACTATCATGGTAATGCACTAGGCTTTTTACGTCATCAAAAACGAGATAAGCTAAAAAAAGAATGGTGCAATCTGAATGGTATAGGTTTTATAGAACTTCCCTTTAATGAAAGTTATGAACAATGGCTGAACAGATTAAGACAGCAAAAGACCAACTAGAAGAATGGGATAGAATACTAGATGAATACGAAACTAGTACTGGTCTACCAAAATATGAAAATACACTTATTCCAGAATCTGAAGTTAGTTTGTACTTTTCTATGAATAGAGATCATATAGAAAAACTATCACCAGAAGATTGTTTACAAATATCTTATAGACTTAGTCAATTAGCTTTACATATTCAGCGCACATCCAATAGAGAAATAGCTAGATATAATTGGGCTGAAGAAACAATCAAAGAAGTGATAGCTGACGATATCAATAACTACAAAGGATATGGTTTTTTGGAAAAATCCTTGCAAGCGATCAAACACAATGACAAGGCGTCCGCGCTCAATAAAATAAAGAAGTACGCCAAACAGAGATCCGATAGACTATCATATTTGTCTGGAAATATAAAAAATTTAGCAGATATCTTAACAATGGTTTATAAGTCCAAAATTAGTATTAGAAATTAATTATGATATTAAGTGATACAGCGGCTGAGAGAGCCGTTTTAGCTGGAATATGTAGATTTGGTGAAGAGGTTTATCTAGATATTGCTGATCTTATAGATGAGAAATGTTTCACTATAGATAGTAATAGTCTAATATATAAATGTATCAAGCATCTTTATGATAAAGATGCTACTCTAAACATTGATATACCATCAATATATTCTGCTGCTAGCGAAATAGGAGTTTCTCATTTAATATCTTCAAAAGATGAAGCACAACATCTTAGGGCGATTGTTGATTTTCCTGTCGGAAAAGATAATATTAGAAAATTTGCTGCAAAAATCAAAAAGCTAGAAATTGCTAGATCTTTGCATAAAGAATTAGAGGTTGTACAAGAAAAGATTTTAGACATTAATGGTAGTGAATCTGTTGGCCATATTGTAGGAATAGCAGAAGAATCCATTTTAGGTTTTACAAATTCATTAACAGATAATGACAACAGTCCTATACTGATGGGTAAGGGTATTGTTGAATATATAGAATATTTGTCTTCTAATCCTGTGGATCAAGTTGGTATTCCAACTGGATTTCCAATATATGATCAGGCCATAGGAGGAGGACTACGAAAAAGTACTGTTAATGTAATTGCTGCAAGGCCCAAAACTGGAAAAACATTATTAGTAGATAATATGGGTTTTCACATTGCCAGAAATCTTAATATTCCAGTACTTAATCTTGATACCGAGATGACAAAAGAAGACCATGTACATAGATTGCTGGGAATGATGACGGAAACAGAATTAAGAGATATAGAAACAGGAAAGTTTGCACAGTCATCGGCCGCAAAACAAAAAATAGAAAAAGCTACCCAAGAATTATCAAATATTCCTATCTATTATAAGTCTATTGCTGGTAAGCCATTTGACGAACAGTTATCCATAATGAGACGCTGGATTCTCAAGCATGTTGGACTTAATGATGATGGCACAGCTAAAGAGTGTGTTGTATTTTACGACTACCTAAAATTGATGGATACTCAGGGTATGAGTCAAGATCTTAAAGAATATCAATTATTAGGATTTATGATGACACAATTACATAATTTTGCTACCAAATTTGGAATACCAATAGTAGCTTTTGTACAGCTCAATAGGGATGGGATAACCAAAGAAAGTACGGACACGGCTAGCGGTTCGGATAGAATTATATGGCTGTGTAGTAACTTTACTATTTTCAAACGAAAATCAGATGAAGAAATTGCAGAAGATGGTCCAAATAATGGCAATAGAAAATTAGTACCTATTATCAGTCGTCATGGTGGGGGATTAGACGATAATGACTATATTAATTGTCACATGAAGGGTTGGTGCGCTAAAATTACAGAAGGTAAAACCAAATTAGAAATAAGTCATAATTCCAATGCAAAATCAGAAGGCTTTATAACAGATGAAACAGACGAAAACGATGAGCAAATCCCGTTCCTATAGTCAGTCTGAACTGAAATTAGTTTGTGATAATTTATGTGATAATATTGAGACTCTATTTGATTTATTTCAATTAGACTACAAAGAAAATCACAAAATGTTTACAATGTCATGTCCAATACATGGCGGAGATAACCAGTCTGCATTAAACATTTATCACTTGGGAGATCATTACAGAGGAAATTGGGCCTGTAGAACTCATCAATGCGAGAAGATATTTCAACCATCCATTATTGGTTTTATTAGGGGCTTGTTGTCTGTAGAAAAATATGAATGGAAACAAGATGGAGATAAGATATATCCTTTTAATCAAGCAGTAGAATTTGCACTAGAGTTTTTAAATAAAGATGTGAAAGATTTTAAAGTCTCAAAGAAAACCCAAGAAAAAAATAAATTTACCCAAATAGTAGAAAAAATTAAACCATTAACTACATTTGATAGCACCAAGGTAAACAGGCAATACGTTAGATCCGCCCTATCTATCCCTGCTAAATATTATATAGATAGAGGATATACTAACGAAATACTAGAAAAGTATGATGTTGGACTATGTTCTACTGCTGGTAAAGAAATGTACAATAGAGTTGTGGCACCAATTTATGATGATAATCACAGATTTGTAGTCGGATGTACTGGTAGATCCATATTTAATAAATGCAATGGGTGTGGCAGTTTTCATAATCCTGAAACATCTTGTCCATCACAGCAAGATTCTTGGAAATATTCTAAATGGAAACATAGTAATGGATTTAAATCTCAAAATTATTTGTATAATTTTTGGTTTGCTAAAGAACACATTTTAGAAACAGGAAGCGTGATACTTGTTGAAAGCCCCGGCAACGTATGGAAATTAGAAGAAAATGGAATACACAATAGTGTTGGTCTTTTTGGATGTTCTCTTAGTGATAGACAAAAACTAATACTAGACTCTTCTGGAGCAATGAATATTATTATCTTAACAGATAATGACGATGCTGGTAAAAAAGCTGCTGAACAAATACAAAACAAATGTTCAAAAACATATAATATATTAATACCTAAAATATCAAAAAATGATATTGGCGAAATGACATCCGACGAAATTACAATAGAAATTAAAAATTATCTGGAGCAAATTAAATGGTAAATATTATTGCTTTTTCCGGCAGAAAACAATCTGGCAAAACAGTATGCTCAGATTTTTTGCAACAACTATTATTATCCAATGGATACAGCGATGTTCCTATATATAATTTTGCAGATCCTCTAAAAGAAGATATTTGTATGAATATGTTTGGATTAACTTACGAACAATGTTATGGTAGTGACGATAGTAAAAACGAACTCATAGATGCATACTGGGACAATAAACAATTAACAGCAAGAGATCTGATGCAACTAATAGGTACCGACCTATTTAGAAAATTAAATAATAATGTTTGGGTAAATGCTCTTATAAATAGAATTAAAAAGAATAATCATCAAATGGTCATAGTGTCAGATTGTAGATTTCCTAATGAAATAGAAGCTATTAAAAATAATAATGGATTAGTATTTAGATTAAGTAGAAATCCATTTAATTCAGAACACACTAGCGAATCTTGTTTAGATAAAGCTAACTATAACTGGAAAAACTTTAGTGCCATTATAAACAACGACAATATGACAGTTAGAGAACAGTTTGAGTATCTCAAAAGACTAGTGCTACAATTTAATATTTTACCATACTCTGAGGCTTTATGATAATTACATATTTTCGTAGTTCTTCTTACAATGCACATAATATGTGTGAACAACAATATTTTTTTGAATATGTGCTAGGATGGAGAGGTCCATCCAATAAAAAAGCCGATAAAGGTACGATTGTACATAAAGTACTTGAGATATTAGCCGTTATTAAACAAGGATTACAAGATAATAAAAAAATAGTCGATGATGATACCATAGGAAAAATAGACACCCATAAATATAATCTAGATCATATTATAGAACAGGTATATCAATATTATACCAAACAGTTTTCTCATCACGAATGGGAGAAAAAAGACTATAAAGATTGTTATAGTTGGGTTTATAAAGCAATTAATTATCATAATGGAATGTTCGATCCTAGAAACCGAACAATAGTATGTCCAGAACAAAGATTCGATATTACTATCGAACAACCATGGTCATACTATAAATACGAAACAAACGAAGGAGTTTTAGAGGGTAATTTAGCAATTAAGGGAACTATCGATCTAATTACCAAAATAGATGATGATACTTATGAGTTGATAGACTGGAAAACCGGCAGAAGATTAGATTGGGCTACCGGAGCAGAAAAAACACAAGAAAAACTAGAAACAGATCCCCAATTAAGTATTTATCATTATGCTATTAAAAAAATATACCCAAATGTTAAAAACATAATAGTTACTATTTATTTTATTAATGATGGTGGTCCATTTTCTGTCTGTTTTAACGAGTCTGATTTAAGCAAGACCGAACAAATGCTAAGAGATAAATTTGAATATATTAAAAAGACCAAAAAACCCAAACTAAATAAAAGCTGGATCTGCAATAAGTTATGTCATTTTGGTAAAACCACATTTGAAAATAGTCATGTATTACCAATACTAGAATATAGAGATAATCAATTAACACCTATTAATAATCATATGACAAAATGCGAACAAGTGAAACACGATATTGAACTCAAGGGCATGAAAGAAGTAGTTGACCAATACACAATGCCCGGTTATACTGTTGGAAAGTACAAAGCCCCAGGTAGCGTAGAATGAATAATTATATACCTCTTCATACCCATAGTCATTTTTCTTTATTGGACGGTCTTAGCAAACCAGAACAAATGGCACAAAGGTGCCATGATATAGGCGCAGAATCCTGCGCACTAACCGACCATGGAAATATAGCCGGTGCTGTGCAGTTTTTTACAGCCATGAAGAATAAAAATATTAAACCTATTTTAGGGTGCGAATTATATATCTGTAATAATGACCCAAGAGATCAGTCTAAAGAAAACGGAAAACTATCGCATTTCATAGTTTTAGCAAAAAATTTGGAAGGATGGAAAAATCTTATTCGTTTAGTTTCTTGCGCCAACAGACCAGATTTTTTTTATCGCAAGCCCAGGCTCGATATAAATACACTCAAAGAGATCTGTGGCCCACACATGATAGGTATTTGCGGTCATCTTGGATCAACACTTGCGGATAAAATTATGGTGAATGACGATATAGTTGATAATTGGCAAAATATGGGTCTAAATCATATATCTGAACTAAAAGAAGTATTTGGAGATAATTTATTTTTAGAAGCGCAATTAATGGATCGTATTAATACTCCTATTCAGGATATTTTAACCGAAAAAATTAGAACACTTGGACAATTAAGCAATACAAAAGTTATATGCACACCAGATGCTCATTATTGTACTAAAGAAGATGCTGTTGATCAAAGGGTATTATTATGTAATAATTTAAAAACTACTTTTCAAAGCATACAAAATAAACTAAATAACAATGAAGATGTTGGACTATCTTGTTTTTTTACATCTGATAATTTTCATATTCTTTCGCAAGAAGAAATTAGATCTCTACATACAGAAGAAGAGATAGAAAATACAAGATATGTTGATTCTTTATGTGAAAGTTATGATATCACACACAAGCCCATGCTACCAAATTTTAAATGCCCAGCAGGGTACGACGACGCAGAATATTTACGACAATTATGTAGAGATGGCTGGAGAGACAAAATAGCAAATACAATATCGAAAGAAAATCAACAAGAATATGTAGATAGGATTAAATATGAGTTAGATGTTCTACAAGGAGCTAATCTGTCTAGTTATTTTTTGATTGTGCAAGATATTGTGAACTATGTAAGATCTAATAATTGGCTACCCGGTCCCGGTAGAGGAAGTGCTGCTGGTTGTCTAGTATCTTATCTAATAGGTATTACTTCAATTGATCCAATAAAATACAACCTCATCTTTGATAGATTTTATAATGCTGGTCGAAATACTAAAGATAGAGTATCTATGCCAGATATAGATGTAGATGTTCCTATTAATAAAAGAGAAAATATTATCAACTATATTAAAGAAAAATATGGAACCAATAAAGTATCTCAAATGATAACGTTTAATACAATGAAGGGTCGTGGCGCATTAAAAGATGTACTAAGAGTATACGGCAATATATCATTTGATGAAATGAATAAAATTACCAAAAATATTCCTGATGAGGCAAAAATAGCAGATGAACTTCAAGAAATGAAAGAAGAATATGGAGAAGCTTCCATAATACAATGGGCTCTAGAAAATAATCCAGATAAATTAAGAGACTGGTGTTATTTGGATAGCGATACTCAAGAATTAAAGGGGCCACTTGCCAAAAGGTTTGAGCAAGCTATTAGATTAGAAGGGACCAAGTCAAATCAGTCCAAACACGCTGCTGGCGTAGTTATTGCTGAACAACCTTTAGCAGAAATATGTCCGATGGTCTATGATGCAAAAAATGAGCAACTTATTGCTGGTATGGAGATGCAAGATTTAGAAAGTATCGGCGTGATTAAATTTGATATTTTAGGCATAGCAATGTTAGATAAAATTATGACAATAAGAGATCTTTTAAAAAATGGAGAATATAATGTCAAAACTTGTACCGTTTCATGAGTTAGCTGTGGGTAGTACTTTTAAGTTTCAGGGCATAGATTATACTAAGATAGAAACTATTAGGGTTAGTTGTTGCACCGCACTTAATGCTGCGCAAGTAAATCATCCAGAAGTTAAACAGTTTATCACTCCCGTACAACAAGTAGAAGTTAATGATTAATTATAACAAAATTTGTGTATTTGATTTTGAAACAGATGGGTCGGACCCTCTATCTTGCAGTCCTGTACAAATAGCTGCGGTTATGGTTGATCCATTACAATTATCTATTATTCCTGATTCTGAATTTAATATAAATTTTAAACCAGAAGTATTAGAAAACAATCCTAACCATATATACGAAGGTGATATATTAGATTTTCATGCTAAAGTTAAAGGTTCTTCCAAAGAACAAGTTTTGGCAGAATGGAAGGAGTATCCATCGCAAAAACAATCTTGGAATTTATTTACCGAATATTTATCGAAGTATCACTGTAGATCAGGAAGTAAAAAGAGCCAATTTACTGCTCCTATTGCTGCTGGCTATAATATTCATAGATTTGATTTGATCATAGTAGATAGATTAAGTAAAAAATATAATAATCTAAATAAAGAAAATCGTAGCAATATCTTTTATATGCGAGATGTTCTGGATATAATGAATATTGTATTTTTATGGTTCGAGAATAATCAAGACCTATCCAGCTATTCATTAGATTCTTTAAGAGAATATTTGGGTATTTCTAAAGACGGCGCACATGATGCGATTAAAGATGTTAAAGATAGTGCAGAAATTTTAATCAGATTTATGAAATTACATCGTAAATTATCTCGTAAAATTCTTTTTAAGGACTCTTTTGGTAAAACTACAGTATGAAATATTTTACATTTGATTGTGGATGTAAATTTCCTATCGATTCTGATAATAATTCTATTGGTTTTGATGCTACTATCGAGCATATATCTCTTGATTGTGACAAAACCTGGGATCTTATTTCGTCCGGAAATACTAAGGGCTGTTTTCAGTTGGAAAGCAGACTCGGACGTACTATGGCTAAAAAACTTAAACCAGAAAATATAGAGCAATTATCTGCTCTAATTAGTATAGTTAGGCCAGGATGTCTAGAGGCTATGAGGGATGGTAAAAGCGTTAGTAATCACTACATAGACAAAAAAAATGGTCAGGAAGCTGTTGACTATTTTCATACTGCTTTAGAGCCTATATTAAAACCAACATATGGGGAGATGGTTTATCAAGAACAGGCTATGGACATTACTAGGGTTATAGCAGGATTTAATCTACAAGAAGCTGACTTGTTAAGAAAAGCAATTGGCAAGAAAAAACCGGAAGAAATGGCAAAGGTTAAATTAAAATTTTTAGAAGGATCTAAGACTACAAAAATTCTTAATGAGGATCAAGCAGAAGAAATTTTTAGTTGGATCGAAAAAAGTCAAAGATATTCGTTTAATAAGAGTCATAGCGTATCTTATGCTATTAATGCATATTTATCAGCATATACAAAAGCCCATTTTCCTAAAATCTTTTTTGCTTCATATCTTAGATTTGCTAAAGATAAAATTGATCCTCAGCAAGAAATAAAAGAGTTAATTCAAAATGCAAACGAAATGGATATTTCTGTTAAGCCACCAGACATTAGACTGCTAAATGAATTCTTTTGTTTAGATAATAATACTATATATTTTGGATTAACAGATATTAAGGGCGTTGGTAAATCTGTTTTTGATAAACTAATCAAGATAGTATCATCTGTAACAATAGAATATAATAAGAATGGATGGTATGCTTTTTTGATAGATGTATTACTAAAAATTAATAGTATCGCCGCTAAGGCTCTAATAGGTTCTGGAGCGTTAGATATTTTTGGCAGATCAAGAAATACTATGTTATTCGATTTGTCTACAGTTAGTCAACTAACTAAAAGAGAATTAGAATTACTTAGACAAAATATTAATCAAGATTTATACAAAGCGTTAGAAAATCTACTAAATAATAGTAAAATTACTAAAAATAGAAATTCAACTATCAAAGAAATAATGTACACAATGCTACATCCTCCATTTAGTTTAGAAGATAGTGCCGAATGGATTTCTGATACGGAAAATGAATTGCTAGGTTGTCCAATTACATGTTCAAAAATTGATATGTATGATATTACTATGACAAATGCTACTTGCAGAGATATAAAAAATAATATCGGTATTACTAATATACTATTAGCGGCTGAAATTGATAGAATACATGTAGTAAAGACTAAAAGTGGCAAAAGCAAAGGTCAAGATATGGCATTTCTATCTGTAGTAGATAATACGGGCTGTTTAGATTCTGTGGTTTGTTTTGCTGAACAATACAAACAATTTCGACACGTTTTATTCGAAGGCAATATTATTATTATCAAAGGGAAAAAGTCTAATACTAAAGATGGAATCATAGTAGAAAAGATCTTTTTACCTACCACTTGACAAAACAAAGCCTGGACGTATAATACATTGTATTGAGTTTACTTTTTTCCGAGGAGAACATAAAAAATTATGAATATCACTTTACTCAAGGGTAATCTAGCTCGCGATCCAGAACTTAGGCATATTAATTCAGGCGGTAAAGAAACTGCTGTTGTTAATTTTACAGTTGCTGTTTCTAGAGAGTATACTAAGGCTAATGGTGATCGAGATAAGATTACAACATTTGTTAATTGCGAAGCTTGGGATAGCGGGGCCGAGGTAATAGGAGAATCGTTTAGAAAGGGAGATCCTGTGATGGTTGAAGGTTCTCTTAGAAACGATACATGGGAAAAAGATGGTGTTAAGCATAGCACCCTAAAGGTTAGAGTTAATAATTTTTCCAAGATTACTCGCTTATCAAAAAAGGATAAGGATGCCAATAAGGAAGAATCTGTAGCTTTCTGATTTATTATCCGAGAAGACACAAGCCCATATGGGCTTGTGTCTTTTTGGGTAGTTCTAGGATTAAAAATGAAAAAATTAAGATTACTAATGTGCTCAGAAGCTAGTTATCTTAGCTCTGGATTTTCTGGCTATAGTAGAGAGTTATTAAAGAGACTATATGCTACTAATAAATATGAAGTAGCAGAGTTTGCTTCTTATGCTAAGGTTAATGATCCAAGAGATATTAATATTCCTTGGATGTTGTATGCAAATGCCCCAGCAGACAATGATCCAAGAGCCAGAGAATATAATAATAGTACAGAAAATCAATTTGGAAAATGGAGATTTGATAGAGTATTACTAGACTTTAAACCAGATATAGTATTTGATATACGCGACTATTGGATGAATTCATATCAACAATACTCTCCATTACGACCATACTATCATTGGGTTGTAATGCCAACAATAGACTCGTCGCCACAACAAGAAACCTGGATAGACACTTATATATCAGCAGATGCTTTATTTACATATTCTGATTTTGGTAGAGATGTATTGTTACAGCAAAGTAATAATCATGCTAATTATATAGATACAGCATCTCCTGGTGTTGATCTCGCATGTTTTCATCCAATGATTAATGAGCAAAGAGATATTAGGATAGCCCTCGGTCTTCCAGAAGACAGTTTTATTATTGGCACCGTTGTTAGGAACCAAAAGAGAAAATTAATTCCTGATCTTTTTGATGCTCTAAAGCTTCTACAAGAAAAGAATCCCGAGCTGTATAAAAAAACATATTTATATATTCATACTAGCTACCCTGATGCTGGCTGGGATATTCCGCAATTACTAAAAGAATATAATATATCTAACAAGGTATTTTTTACATATGCGTGTCGTCATTGTGGACACATATGCTCTATGCTATTTAGTCATGTTGTTGCTGGATGTCCTAGGTGTGGACAAAAGTCTATGCAATTACCTAGTGTTAATAATGGTATAGATTCACATAGGCTAGCACATATTATAAATACATTCGATCTTTATGTACAGTATGCTATATGCGAAGGTTTTGGTATGCCTCAAGTTGAAGCTGGGGCATGTGGTATACCTCTGGCCTCTGTTGATTATAGTGCTATGAACGATGTGGTTCATAAACTAAATGGATATCCAGTTAGAGTACAAAGAGCCTTTAAGGAACTAGAAACACAAGCTATTAGAGTTTATCCTGATAATAATCATTTTATAGAAATAGTAGAAAATCTTTATAAGCTACCACCAATATTAAGACTACAAAAAAGACAGGAAACTAGAAAATTAACAGAACTATATTATAATTGGGATGACATAGCAAAAAAGTGGGAAAAATATTTTGATAATGTTAAACTTGTTGGATTACAAGGTCAATGGGACCAACCTATGAATCCTTTTCAGCCATTACCTCCCGACATAATGGAGATTACAAAAGGAATGACTAATTATAATTTTGTATATAATATTATGAAACAATTTTTACCAAACCATCCCATCATTCATAGTATTATTCCTTTACAGATGATTAGAGATCTAGAGTATGGATATACACAAAACGGAATGCAAATTCAACCGTTTACCAGACAAAATGTAATAGACACTATCCAAACCATTATATCTAATCATAATTTTGCTCAACAAGCCATTGTGAATAAAGATAAATTAAGTAGTGAAGATTATATTAAATATGCTCATCTTAAAGCTAATTTAGGATCAGTATCATGAGTACAAATATATTATTTGTTGGACCATATAGACAGCACGACGGCTGGGGATTAGCCGCTAGAGACTATATACGAGCAATATCTTCATTGCCTAATATTAATTTAACCACACGCCCAATATATTTGGCTCCTGGTAATACTGATGCATCTTTTAATGATGAACAAATTATATCATATGAAAATAATAAAGCTGATAAATATCATTATGTAATACAAAATACTTTACCAGAATATTTCTACTATGATAGTAGATATGGTAAAAATATTGGTTTATTTACATTAGAAATAAATAATTTTAGTAAAACTAAGGTTATATCAAATATTAACAGAATGGATGAGATTTGGGTACCGTCAAGTCTAGAAAAAGAATCTTTACAGTCTAGTGGATGTACAAAAACTATAAGGGCTATTAGTGAAGCTTTAGATATAGATATACTCAAGATATATCCTAGGGCTATACTCAATCCCGCTATCGCAAATCATTTTAGGTTTTATACAATATGTGAGAATAATTTTAGAAAAAATTTACAAGATCTTATAATAGCATTTAATCTAGCTTTTGATCTAGGCGATCCTGTATCCTTGGTAATAAAAACTAATGGAGATATAAAAGAGCTTACTACTTTTGCTAACGAAATAAAACAATCTCTACATCTAAACAAACCATTTAAAAATGAAGTTTGGATGACACAAAGAATATCTTATGACGATATTTTAAGAATTCATTCTAGCTGTGATTGTTTTGTTATGCCTTCATATGGAGAGGCGTTTTGTCGTCCAGCAGCAGAGGCTTTGTGTCTAGGAAAAAATCCGATTGTGAACAAAAATTCTGGCATGAAAGACTTCATAAATAATGATAATGGATTTTTAGTCAATAGTCATAAAACTCCGGTTATTATGCCTCATCATCCGATAGCCGGAAACACAGACTATTATAATGCTAACCAGCATTGGTATAAAATAGATATATACGATCTTATCAAACAAATGCAAAAGGCATACGGTCTTTACAAGAAAGATAAAAAAGCTTGGGATGAAAAATCAAATCTAGGTATATCACAAAAAGAATCATTTAGTTATTCTACAATAGGCAAAAAATTATGTATCCAGGATTCCAATTAAGTAATATTCTGCAATCTATTCAGAATCACGACAATATTTTATATCAACCACACTTTAGTTTGTTTGATGTGATGATGATGGATCTCGGATTATCGCTGTATACTATAGATCCAAATACTAAAGAATTTTTTAATGAAGATTCTCCTATCATCGGACTAGATGAACAGTCTTTATGCTTAAAATCATACTCTATATTTTTAACTAATAATCCCCTACTAAGCATAAAAAATAATAGTGCTACAGCAATGCATCTTAATTCTATCTTCGTATCACACGATAGTAGAATTTTAGATCTTAAAAAAGAAGATGTATTTTTAATCTGTAATAATACTATTAGACCAAATGATACTTTATTATATTTTCCAAGCGCCATGTCCAAATTTAACTGTAATAAAATCGTAAGTAAACAAATCAAATATGGGATACCACCAACATTACAAATAAATAACGATATAGGGAATAGAAAAGAAATAGCTCTATTTTGCTATAATAAAAAAATAGATGATAATTATTTGGAAAATACAATAGGAATTAAGACTATAAATCTTAGTAAGATTCCATCAACAACTAAAGACGCTTGCAATATATTAAATAATTATAAGATAGTCATCGAACTAGATCCAGCATCTATAGTAAATGCCCTATGGGCCATTGCTTGCGGATGTGTTGCCGTTATTATTGATACGAATAATTCTTTGAGTCAGTATCAAAACATACCCAATTTGTATATTATTAATTCTATTGGTAATTTAGCAGAACTATTGCGTACTAATCCTGTTTATTCTGATGTGCCAATCGATCATGAAATCGTCGGTAGCTTCGAAGAAACTAGCAAAGAAATAAATACAATATTAAACAATTCTCTTTCTAAGGCTTTCATAATATGAAAATTAATATATGTTTATCTGAAAAAGATACTATTCAGGGATATAATAATATTGCAATAGATCAAATAAATAATTTGGTTAACGGCTCCGTATCAGAAATCCTATTTAAGCAATTAGACAGTATATCTCATGCTGACAGAGGATCATTGCTATCTAATATTCTTAGTAAAATTAAATATACTGGATTATTAATTATTGAAGTATTAGATACTATGTCTCTTGGTAAAGACATGTCCAATGGATCGGTCTCATCAAAAACAGTCTCTGAATTATTACAAGATATTGTTTCTGTTCAGTATGAATTTGATATTATGGAATTAATTGGAAATTTTCCTCAGTATTATGTTGAACACAGATATTCTCATAATTATAAATTAATATTACATCTCCGTAAAGCTATTCAATAGTAGATTAGGATAATATATGTCAATATATACTATTTATTTTTGTTATCAACCTACTAAAAATATGAAATATATTGGTCCAAAATCATCGGTCACAGTACCGATCAAAAAGGAAAAAAATTATCTAATTAATCATAGTATCAACTATACTGAAAAACTCTTCGGTAATGTATATAATCATGTGGTTGTTGGTTTTGAATCAGATAAGGTGTTAAAGTGTTTGAAGCCAAATAATAATCTGAATTATAGCGTTGTGCTAGATTATAAAAACACCAATCATGGTAGAATTATCAAAGACATATTACTTAAATATAGCCCAGTCAATTATAATGGAATATTTTTGATATCAGATATTAGTTTTATTATTACCGAACCTTTGAAATTGAATCCTCATAAAAACTATATATTTACAACATCAAAAGATATTACCAATACAGATATTACATGCAATGTTATAGATGATAATGTAGAGTATTTATCCTATAATAGTTCAGACTATTATTGGAATGGTATGTGCTATATAAATAATGAAACTATAAGACTATTAAAGCATTTTAATCGAATAAAGTTTACAGATCCATTATTTTTATTAGAAATTATTAATTATCTTAAAGATCATGGAGTTGTATTTACGCATATGCCGATTAAAAATAAACAATATACTTATGTTAATAATAATACCTTAAAAACACACAAGGTTTGTAATGAATAATTCCATTTTAATTCATAAAAACTCTTATTCCAAAACACATAGCGCCATAACCAGAGGATTTTTATCATTATTTCCTAATATTAGACTATTAAATATTCATAATAATCTGTATGATACTGCGCTTAGTATAAAGCCACAAGCTATCGTATTTCAAATGGAGGAATATACCCAAGAAATACATCAGTTTGTTAATGACCCATCAATAAATATAACTAGTATTATTACTATAGATGATAATCCATCTTTATATCAAAAATATGTGAGTATTATACAAGATTTATTTAATAAACAGGCTTTGGGAGCTAAATATATTGTTCCAGCAGAAATATATGCGACACTAGTTAGTAGTGGCGTAGCAGCCTCCAAGTTAATCGGATACAATAGACTATATAATGATTTAATATTTAGGAATGAAAATAAAACACGCAACGACAAGATACTATGTATTCTAGATAAAGATCCAGCATGTGTAGACTTAGTAAAACAATACTTGTATCCAAATACAAAACATAATATTATTATGGTTAATAATCCAGAAATTGAATATGATCAAAATGTAGGCTTGGCTTTCGATGAAGATATGAGCAAGCTATTAAATGAGTGTAATGGCGTTTTGGATCTATCAGGATCGTATGATGCAGAAATTATGGTGTGCGGGACGCCAGCATATCAAAAAATAGTAGATTGGATAGACACAACGCCCAAACCATACGAGAAAGACATTACTCCTGTAACAAATTTTATTCAAAATATAATAGGATATTTGCAATGATCCAACAAATAGGCTTTTATTGTCCACATATTTCTAATATTCCTCAACACTTGACTATCACTCAAGTGCTTAATGGTTTAACGGATCAAGCAGATAATACTATTATGTTTAATACAATATATCAACAAACAGATAACAATCGCAAGTTTTGCTTGTTACCATCTGTTAATGCTAGATATTTTTATGGAATTTTATTTTGTTTTGATCCTGATTCTTTGTCTGTAATTAGTCAATTTCCAGGACCATCACATAAAGTATTTATAGCCAGTGATATTATTTGGCAAAATAAACATACTCCAACAACACTATGGCAAAATCTATTAGAGTCAAATGTGCATATTGTAACATTAGACCAAAAAAACTATGATCTATATAAGATGTGCTTTAAAGAACCTATCTCAAATATGGTAGACGGTTTTAGTTTAGAAGGTTGTAAAAATGTTATACAAAAATTATGATAGTTTATCAGAAACGGAAAAAAAGAGTATAATAAATAAGTTATATGTCGATAACAAAGAAAGCCTAGCTATAATTGCACAAAAACTATCAACATATGCTAATAAAATTAGACGAGATGCTGTTAAATATGGAATAAATTTGAGAGATAAAAGCGTAGCTCAAAAAACAGCTTTAAAATCTGGTAGACACAAGCATCCTACCAAAGGGACCAAAAGGGATGATGAAACTAAGGCAAAAATAGGACAAGCTGTTATGGAAAATTGGGATGAGTTGTCATCAAAAGAAAAACAAAAAAGACAAGATAAGGCCAGAAAAAATTGGAATAGTTTGTCTGATAATAAAAAAGATTTTATATTAAAAGCAGCTAATCAGGCTGTTAGACAAAGTAGTAAAACCGGATCTAAATTAGAAAAATACTTATTGTATAATCTGATATCTGGTGGCTATAAAGTAGATTTTCACAAAGAACAAATACTATCAAACACAAAGTTGCAAATAGACCTTTTTCTACCTAGTATAAATGTAGCCATAGAGGTGGATGGGCCATCTCATTTTAAAGAGGTATGGGGAAAAGATACCCTAAAAAAGAATATTAGATATGATAATAAAAAAACAGGATTGATTCTAGGAAAAGGATTAGTATTAATCAGAATTAAACAAACGATGGATTTTTCTAGAGCCAGAGCGTCGTTAATCTATACTAAATTGGTAGAGATATTACAAAAAGTACAAAAAGACTTTCCACAACCAGGACATAGAGAAATTAAAATAGGAGATAATTAATGAGCGAGTCAACAGAAAAGCCAAGCATTAATAGTTTAGAATGGAATGATTATGTGCTTGGATTGTTAACAGATGATGAAAAAATAAGCGGGAATCCCACAACAGATGGTTTAAGAAGAATATTCGAAATAGCGCTAGATTGTGTTATTACTTCAACAGATACCACAGTGGTACAATCTCCTGATCCATCAAATGAAAAAAGAGCAACCGTGGTACACTCTATAAGCTATGCATTAAAAAATATAGACAAGAAGGATGCCGACACTAAATTTAGGTCCGTAAGCGGCGCCGCCGACGTTTATTGGGGAAACTGTGACAAGGTATATCGTAATCATCCGGTTGCGGTTGCAGAAACTAGAGCAGAAGGTCGAGCCCTAAGAAGAGGACTAAGACTACGCAAAGTGGTGGCAGCAGAAGAATTGGCCACAAATGTTGAAGATGATGTTACCGCGGACAGTGTTGGTAAAATCACTTCTAATCAAATTAGTTTTATAGATGTTATTGCTAAAAGACTTAATGTTAATGTGGCTAAATTAATAGACTCAATGTCTCTATCTATAGATAATATTAAAAACTTGACTCATGATAATGCTGTGTCTATTATAAGGGAGCTATCTAAACTACAACAAAGTGTTGATAGTATTCCGGATAGTATTAAAACATACGATCAAAATTGGAAATAGGTGAAGTATGAAAGCTAATTATCGCGTTAATGATAGGTTAGAATTTGAAGTAGAAGCTAATGGCCAAAAGGAAATGTTTAAAGAATTGGCTACTCTACAAGAAATATTTGGAGAAGAATCCTGTCAGTTGTGCAATAAAAAGAATATACGATTTATTGTGCGTACGGTTGAGGACAATGACTATTTTGAACTAAGGTGCGGTGACTGTGGCGCCATATTATCTTTTGGTCAACATAAAAAGGGCGGCACACTATTTCCCAAACGAAAAGATGATAACAATGCTTATCTACCCAATAAGGGTTGGCATAAATGGACTGGCAAGGATAAACAGTAAAAGTACTATTTAATTTCTTTCCATTTCATAATTGGACAATGTTGATTCTTTTGGGCCAACTTATTGTTGTAGTTTCTTTCTCTTACTACTGTGCAGCCGCACAGTAAGCAAGAGTTTTCTTTAAAGTATTCGCAACTGTTACATATAGACATTCTATATTCTATTTGTTCTTTTGAACACAGATTATCTTGCTGTGGTTGTCCAGAATTAGCAAATATAGAGTTGTCTATATTAGCTTTGTCATAAGCTTGTTGTCTAGCTATTTCTAAAACACTTTCAATACTATCTATATTATCTATTGGTTTTGATAGATGCGGATTAACAAAATCTGATAAAGCTTCTTGTTTTTTAAAACATAAAACTCTAGTATCAATATTATCTAGAGTTAATTTTATATTACAATATTTACATTGATATATTTTTTTATTATTATAGGTTAAATTAGTATCTTGAAACTCACAAAACATGTTCATAACTAACCTCTTGCGTATGGTGTCCCACAACAATAGTTCCTTGGAGCGCATCCTCTAGTACTATCATAGCACTGAGGATCGGTTGGGCAATTACTATCAATAGTTTCTGTGCTCTTAAATATTTCTTTAATATTATATGCTGTTGATGCACATAACGCATTTTTTGGAGTAGCTCCAAAAAAAGTATTGCACTCTCCAACAGTAATCTCTGGAGAATATACTTCTATAAATTTATCTTGTACACTAACTGGCCTTTTATATGAATATGAAACATAAGCTACCTGAAAATTTGCACTAGTTTGTCTAGCCTCGGAATCATATTCCCAGGATGCATTATTATTACCTTCCTGTTTATAGGTTCTGCTAGTTCTCACAGCATATGCTGGCCAACTACCTCCAGCAAAATTAAGAGAGCAAGAACCAGGAATTGGTCCTTCTATTAAATCATCTTCATTAAAGTTATCGCTATTAAAACAGAAATGTTGTGTTGCGAATGCTTCTGCCATATTAGCTTTCCATGCTTCTATAGCAGCAGATGCTGACTCACCATTACTCATAACCGGATCCACACTCACCAGCTTAACATCAGATAATGCTGGATTTATTGCACAAGCCGATCCTTCCGGAGTTTCTAAAGAGTTTCTAGCAACAGCTGCTGATGGTAAAAAATAACTCCATGCAGAATAAGACGTTCCTCCTAGCTGATAATTATCTAAGGGCTTACCACATTCTCTTATTCTACTACTTATATAGTGTGGTTGGCTAGACCTGGCCATAAATTCTGGAGTAAATTCACTAGTAGATACCCAAATACTTGCCAATCCGAATTCTCCACAAGAAAATCCAGAAGTGATATCATTTTGTACTGGAGATACCCAAGAAAATATACCTAATATGCAATATTTAGTTTCTGTTGTTGTTTCAAAAGAAGGAGATTCTGTAATTTCAATAATATTTCTTTTTTTAGAACATTTTTCACACGACGAATCTGTGTTTTGATATGCTCCATATGTATCATCTGGCAAAACTATCTTAATTTTAGGGCAAGAAGAGATGGGTCTCGCTCCACAGTTACCACCATTAGTTAAAATGACATTATTTCTAACAATTTTAGCACCAACATTAATTCTTAGTATTTCATTATCATAAACAATAGTAGCTATCATTTTATTACAATCAGCAGTGTATCCGCTATCAGAAGGTCCAGTATTAGTTGTTTCTACAACTTCGTATGTAACTCCGGGATTGCTTGTGGTTGTAAATGTAAAATATTCTGTTTGTTTTTCTTCATTTTGATAGAGACACAAACATTGTCTTTGTGGAAAAGTAGCCCCGCCGCACCATTGTTTGCAGCATGGATCATATGCAGCAAATGCACATGCTGCATAAAGATCTGGGTTTTCTGGCCCTACAATAGCACATTGTGTAGAGTATGCTTCGCAATCAACTTGTCTCATTCCAAGAGAGCATGGCTCCGAATCCGGACGATTACAATCGCATAGTGCTGGAGCACTAATCCCAGGATTAAACGGTATTACTACATTATCATATTGTGGAATATAACATCCTCCAACCGGAGAATTTGTAAAATTAAGAGTCGCACCTCCTATTATGCCATTTAATACTCGGCCTATCATAGTGAATGTATAATGACAATTTGTTATACTATAACTAATAACTGCTCGTCCAGTATCAGCATCTCCGCAACAGGAAGTTCCTCTACCAAAACTAGCATCCCATGCGCCACACTCAAGCCCTACACTTTCTCCACCGACAGGATTATTAAAACCATTACTAATACCATATCTTGTCCATCCATTATCTACTGGTCCGCTATGTTCATTAGAATTTTTATCTTTAATAGGAAATGCCGTACACGGCTCTGTAGAAAAAGATGGCAATCCACCAGCTATTGGAGGTGGATAAAAATCATTAGAAACATCTAAACAGTTTATAGGACACTCCACAAATAAAGCACCAGGATTACATGTTGGTCCAAGAAGCTGAGTAAAAGTATTTTCTCCTCCACAAGCACACTGAACACCAACGCTAGTACTTCCCGCACTTCTACAGGTTCCCACAACATTTTCAGAAGTTCCGTCTCCTATAATACTGCTAGCATTAGAGCCAGCCTCTCTTAGAAAATATGAAACGCTTCTACTAAATTTTTCAAATAGCATCCCCTTAGCTTCCAACTCTCTACATTCTGCATATACGGCCTGGTCATCTTCTGTTATTCTTATATTAAATAATTCATCATTATAATAGAACTGGATGTTATCTCCAACAGTACCCTTACCATAAATACTAATAGCTCCATTGATTGTAATATTTTCTGCTGTAGATGCAGTATCATAATCCATAGGAATACTATCATATAAATATTGTAAACTACTATCAGCATTATTTATAAGATTATCTAAAATACTAGTTCTACTAATAAGATTCTGAGATGATTTTTTAGAAATATCATTAAATCCAACATCTTCTTTTGATCCATATAGTGTTCTAAATATTAGTTCATTTGCCCAAGTATCTATAGTAAGATTATCAATTAAATGACTTGATATTTCAGATTGAAACGTACTGTCCCAAGATCGTAAATTTCTTTCTAACGGAACAAACGACTGACCAGCAATACAAGAAGTATTCCCCAATAAATTAATATCAGGAAATAATGGCGAATAGGTTTCAAACTTGGCTCTTACAACCTGAGGTATGCTTTTATTAGATCCTATACTAGTATATATTCCAGCATCGATTCCAAATGCTATTTCTATATTTTCATTTGGTAATTCGCTTATATTTTTATATTTATAGCTATAATTATAGTATTTAGAAATGATATTAAATTTACCTATTGATGTGGTTTTCAATCCCGCGCTGCCAAGCGGAGGTTTGTAACAAGGTTCTCCTTTATCAATATCGCAAATAATATCATAAGTTGTATAAGGATTACCATAAGTTATAGCTCTACTAAATTTTGACCAATCAAAAGGACCACCACCATCTAATATTGGCGGCACTCCAATATTTGGAGTAATAATATTTGTACATTCTGATATATCCGCATTAGGATCTATGCTGGACTCTATTCTGATTCCAGCATAAACATCATAAGGATCATTTATTGCAAAATTATTACTATAAATAGAAATATTATCATCAGCTGGTACCGGTACTGGCTTTAAGAAAAACTTAGGATTCAAATCCAAAAAGAAAGGAACTTTATCAAAAACGACTCCTGTTGGAGGAGTAAAATATGTTGGCTTATGAAGACCGCTAATTTGTAAAATACCAAAAGGGTATCTAATATTACTTGTACTATTATATAGTGTTAAAGCATCGATAAAAGTATCTGGTTCTTCTTCTTCTTCCTCGTTACTAACTAATGGCGAAACTAAATTTATATCTATAAGTCCATTTTGATTTTTATATAGATTATATTTTGATGCCGAACCATCATATTTATCATTAACTCTAGCTATGTGATCAAAATTAAAATTATCATTAAGACTAAATGGTCTATGAATATAGTAGGATAGTCCGGTTCCAGTAGTCGAAATTATTTTTGTTGCAGCTGGTGAAGGACTGTTGTTTCCTTGAGCTTGAACGCGCCACATCATTGTGCCAGATGGTACGCTCGTTCCACTGTTACTAATTCTATATTGTGATTTTACCAAATTATTTGCTATTAAATGAGATAAAAGATTATCATATATATATGGAGCATATGCTTGATTAATAGCATTACTTATAAATGGACTATTTAGTATATCTATATTTGATAAATAATACTTATCTGACCACAAAGAAGAAAACTTAGACAATGCGCTAATATCTATAGAGCCAGTATTACCGAATAAACTAATAATATTGGTATCTTGCGCATTTATAACAGGAACAGATGCAAAAGAAGTCAAACTATATAATTGTTGATCACTATTAACCCCAGTGACAGAAAAAGAGCCATTGATGACACTACCCGGTAAATCAGTAGACAATTTTAACTTTGTATAAATATTATTATATACATTATTTATTAATGGAAGATTAATTTGTCCACTAACAAATAGTTTAGGATTAACAACTATACTTTTTTCTATAATATTATTGGGTTGTAAGGGAGAATTATTATCTTGTTTAATCTCTATTGGTATAGAAACTTTTAACGAATGTGCAATATAACTAGAATAAGATTCGTGTGTATAGTCTATAAAATCTTCATTATTTATAGTATCTTTACTATCATTATCTAGTAATGCAAAATAGGCTCTTGATCCTGGTATATAGATAGTTTTCTTATCTTGTGTATTTCTAAAAAAAGCAAACGATAAATATGGATAGTAATCTTTAGGTATACTTGCTGACTGAGCACCAAGATCGTTAAACACATATACCATTTCCAGAGGAACTTTTGGAATTGCTGGTATAAAAGGACCAATAGACTGCTCAACATTTGTCAGATGATTTTCGGAAAATATAGATGGCCAGCCTATATACTGTTCATCAATATTTTTGTTATAATAACCAAATGTTCTATGATCTTGATATTCATACCAACTATTATTTAATTTAACATATAATCTTAATTTTTTAGTATTATCTAATAATTCTAATAATGTTTGTAGTCTAAATGCTTCATTTAAAGATATTACTCCGGAATAAGTTTTATGGGAAGTATTATAGTCAACAGATCCATTAAATGTCCTATCGTCATATCCAAAAGTAAACATTCCATTATTTTTAAGTTCCAGAGTAGATCCTTGTTCACCTCCTATGATTCCACTATTTGGATCAAACTTAGCGGCACTTATACTGGTCATTTTAGATATAGAGGGCAAAGAGAAGACTACTTTAGATTGTGATGGAACTCTACCAAATATAACGGTAGTTAATCTAACTTGACCTAAAATACTGGATACTGATCCTCTTTCGCGAGAGCATGGAAAAATATTAGGACTATATAAAGAAGGATGATTATCTCTAAAAATAGCATCTAGAAAAATATTTCTAGCTACAATAGTTAAGTCTCTACTAATTTTACCAAGATTAACCTGAGTATTAGGATGAACTTCTATTCCATTAATAATTAATAATGTAGCATTTCTATTACTAAAAATATCTCCATCAGAAGCATAAACCCATACATCAGCATCATTTAAATCCCAATCGGGCAATCTAACTTCCCATGTGGTATTTGTAAGAGTATATAGTGTGATACCAGCAGTATATTTACAACCAAAACTATTCACAGGATCAAGAACTTTATTAGTAAAATTTAAATTAGAACCAATACCAGGATGATTTGGAAATCTAAAATCTCCCAAAAGATCTTGAACCTTTTCAGCTGGAAATCCTCCATATGCTTTTATAGGATTGGAAGCTGTTGATAAGTAAGGAGTGTATAAGTCTGGTGTTTCTAAAACAACAGGACCATTATTATTACATTTATATGGATAGCTTTGTACTATATCCAAATCCCAGCACTTACAAGACTGATCTAATGGCATAGTGCTACAAGATAAATTATCTGGATCTCTAAGTTTATATATATCTATATCATAAAATTTTAATCCAACATCATATGTTTTAAATTCCACAAATGGTGATGTTTTTCTATTATTTATGCGAAAATTTTTAATAAAAGCAACAGTACCAGTACCAGGATATTTATTAAGGGCCGAGCTGTCGTAGTAAAACCCACCATCTCTATGAAATGCTACAAGATCTATGGCCGGATGTCCTATGATAGCATTGTAGGTTCTTTTATGTCTATATTGCCTATCTGGAGCCAAAAAGTATACATTAGCATCATCCCACGAATCTTGGGCAAATTGTAAATTTTGAAATGTTGGATCCAAAGTAGATGATACAGAAGGGAATCTGGAATAAATATCTTCAAATCTTGTTTGAGACTCCCACATAGCTTGGGTGTGTATTCTTTGATCATTAGCAAAAACGCTCATGGTATTAGCAACATCAGTAATTGTGGATACTGGTCTTCCCGTCCCAGTATCGCATAGTGCATTATAAACTAATCCCTGATCTAAAATACGACTACTTATCGTAGCATTGCTAATATTAAATTTTTGATCATAAGAAAATACTTTAGTAGTTCCTCTAATAGTGGATGAACAATCTAGCCTGTTACGTGGTGCAGCAGCATTAAATGTATCACTATGTTTGATAACTGGTTCAAAATTAATATCCATTGCAAGATTCGGATAAACTTTTTTATTAATCGATACGCTACCTGTTGAATCTTTATTTAACCATAAATATCCTCCATACTTATGAATTAAGGTATTTACTAGATCGCCTGTAGTTTGTATAATATTTAAATCATTATATGATGGCATAGGCTTATTAGTAAGTTTCATTACCAAATCAGCATTTCTACCATAGATATCTCTTGGCTGATCACTGGAATAGTAGGAGTTAACTTGTTGTAGTGTTATTGTGCCTGTATTTTCAGGTCTTGTATTTATAAGATTAACAAATTCTTCTCTTGCTTCTTGAGAATAATTACCAGTAGTATATAAATCTACTGTAATATCATCAAACACAGGGCCTGTTGATAAAATAGCAGCAGAATATAATATATCTTTATATATTAAAGACGAGGATTGTTTTTTATATATATTCATAATTTTATTCATATATTTATATGTTTGAGCATATAAATTTTGTGATATATATATAAACTCTGATCCACTAGGCACAACAGTCATACCAGATGCGCTTAAATTAGTATAATTAGTTAGTTTTAAACCGGATGGACATGACTTTGGCGAACAATTACTATCCGATCCCGGCATGGCGAGTGGTTCTGGTCCATCATTAGTAGCAAAGAACACATCTCCGTCACTAATATATAGATCTATTTGAGGAATAGGTCTGGTATCATTTGTTCGGTCTTTGTCATAATATCTATACCAACCTATAATTCCGGAACTAATATTCCATTTCCATAAACCACCCTCTTTATCAAATGGTTCTTTTAAGAAAATATTCCAGTGAGTAGAATCTCTGATACCATACGGTATTGTAAATTTATCTACCGCTGGTATCAATTTTGTTATCGGCATAGACGGATGAGCGGAAATGCCAGAGCCCAAATGGATACCACTAATTTTAGGCATTTTTTGTGATTGTAATTCTGATATTGAGCCAGGATCGGACGTATTAACTTTTGTTAAAATGAAATTACCACATGTTTTATTCTGCATTAGATAGTTTTTATAAGATTTTTTATGAGAATACATGTTATCATGATGAGTATTCGCATGGTTTTGAGGTGGTTGTATTTCTCCTATTCTAGGCTCCAAAACCCAGTCTATATGTAAATTCATATTATTTACAGTAATATCATCATATTTACCATTATATGTACCAAATTTTTCATATCCAAGACCAGGATTAATAATAGCTGGAAATTGTTTATGATGCTTAAAATCTCTAAAATTATAATGATAATTAGTATATAGATAAGGAATTTTTGGAGTTAGATCATCTGTTAGCGCTCTGGTATCACAGCCTCCTTTACAACAACTAGGTTGAAAAATCGTAGGATCGCCGTCGGATTCGGCCGCTTCCTCATCTATTGGCCATGTTAGTCTTTTACGAGCTATGCCTGGCTCTCTGGGAATATAATCAACATACACAATACAATTATTATATTTTGGATCTTCTACACGAATGCTTTCGCAATAATTACAAAAAATACCATCTTCTGGTTCGTTACCCAAATAGGTTCCGAATAAAGCAATTTTTTGCTGAACATTCCTTGCTACAACGGCGGTGCCGGTACTACAATTGCACGGAACCATTCGTTGATCTTCAGTATTATATGGATTACTTAATAATTTACCATATTCTATAGAATTACTATTACTCCTAGATATTACGATTGGCTGCCAAACTCCACTAGTTTTATTATTGAAAGCTGGAATTAAAGATTTTAGCCAGCCTAACTGTAGATTCCATTTGTCAATTTCCGGAGCTTTTTGGACAAAGGATGCCTGAAATATATTACAGTCTAAATTTGACATTATTATCTCCCATTAGATTGTAATATCCATCCATCTTTAGTAAAAGCAAATAATCCCATATTTCCAGGATCGGCCCTAAATCCTAATGGATTACTAAATTTAGTAATATATTGATTTGGTTCATTAGCTAATCCTAAATTATTACCTAAAGATTGACGCTTTCTATAAAATAGCTTATACATATTTGCAGTATTAGAACTAATGATATTACCTGATGAGACAAAAGAATTTTGAGATACTGGTTCATAAAAACCACCATCTTCATCGTAAGCACAATATATAATAGATGATTTTGGAGCAGCATAAATTCCCATATTATCTTTAACAAACACAGCTTTTCTAAAATTTAATGCTAGTATTTTATTATCAATATCCTGAGCATTGTCTATAATTTCTCCTCTGGCCACAGTATTTTTAGTAGTAAGATCTTCTTCTAATAAAATATAAACATTTTTATATTCACTAGCAAAAGTCCAAACTTTAGCGGAACTATCCCATCTTAAATCTATGGGACCAACAGGCCATGTTGATGGCATTTGAGCCCATCCTTTAGCAAATGTCCTTTCTCTATACGGATCAGTATAATATCCATATCCTTCTCCGGTGGGATTATTAACAATAACTTTATTATTAGTATTTAAAACATTATTAGGATTATTTTCATTACCAGACTCTTCGTCTGTTCTAACAAAAATTTGATTTTTATAAACAGGAACCACATAGTTTTGATTTGTCTGTCCTGTTGCTCTAACCGCTCTACCATTAATGGTTTGTATCTCTCCGGAAGCATTTGGTACAGGATATCCTTCGGTATCGTATCCCCAACCATGAACCATAATAGGGCCGCGCAAACCAAAAAACCTAGCATTATTAGAAAATGGGGTTATATTCTCTGGTAATTTTTGAATAAGCTTATTAATATTTGATGATCTTTTATTTGGTGGTATAGCGTGTAGTTCTTTAATTTTATCTAAATATAATTGATCATAATCTAGATGAGACTTATATAAACGATTATCACTAGCATACATTTGATTTAAACTATCAGAAGCCTTATTTGGAGGCACAGTACTCAAGCCAACCATTCTTATACTATTGGCTGTATTGTCATCACTCTGCCTATTTTGAAAATTACTAAATTCACCATATGTTAAAACTACTGGATTTAAAGTAGAATAATTAATAACAGTTCCTAATGTTCTATGTACATTAGACCCAGCAACTCCGCCGGATGGATCTAGACCAGTTGTCATTATAAATGGTGGAGTAACTCGTCCTCTTTTTGTTCCGGTTAGCAATCTAGCAATTTTACCTTCTTCTGCTTCGCAAAATGGACAATCTATACTACTTTCACTAGACGCTTGTGATTGTGCTGGAGTAACTCCAGATAAACCTCCCGCATTTAATCCGGTAATAGTATTATATAATCCCGCCATGCCAAAATTATATTTTAATTTACCTTTACCAAAACAATATCTACAAGATTTTCTAGGATATTTACTTATATGATACGTTCTAAAATTTTCTGTGGGATAAAATGAAATTGGAGATAATAAGCCATCTAAACTCATAAAAGAAGTATTCTCATAAGAACTTTCTAATTGGTTTAATGCTTCTCTATTGTCTAAGATTTGTGTATTGCTAAATATTTTAGGATAATCTATAATATTATATGCGCCAGTAGTTGTTGGAGTAAAACCCCATCTAGCATCATAATTTAACATACCACTCATAGCAAGAACACCTTGATCAGGAGAATTTCTCAAATTTAATGGCATTCTAACATTAATGTCGTTATGCCCAACCAATAATTCGCTAGAGCTTCTCCAGGACTCTGGTAATGGGGGATTATTATAATCTCTTGTTGGAGCATCATTTAAATTTTGAGATCTTAATCCAGCAGCTCTTCTATTAGTTACCTCTGCTGCTTGTAATGCTATTGCTCGTCTTCTAGATATTCTTTCTGCTCCTACTTGAGCAGCTCTACTGGCATTTTCCTTATTAAATAATCCAAATTTTCTGGTAAATGTTCTTAAACTATATTCTGTACTTACTCCACCATCACCAATATTTGATCTTATAGAATTAATAATTGGCCCACTAGTTCTTTCTGAAACTCTATCCAAAAAATCTCCCAGTTTATATATTGGAGATCCTGGTATGCTAACATTACCATATTCTTGTGTTATCTGATAATTAGAATCATTTTCTACTCTAGCTATTGCTTCCATATCAAGATTTTTAACACTACCATATTTCCAAGGACATAGTTCTTCTACTACCTGAACTTTTAGTCCACCAATAAGATTTTCTATAGCATCTTTAATATAATTAGGATTTTCTGATATGTCAGGATGAGTAAAAATATCTTTTCGTACCATCCAAGGATAATTGATCCATGGCCCATAAACAGCCGCTTGGCTTTCTAGTGGCACAGCAGCAAAACCTGGCATAGCAGCCTTGGGAGCTATTGGCATAGTAACTGCTTTATTAGCATCTTTATCAACAGCATTTAACGCATCCAAAAAATGATCTGTTGCATTAGTAATAATATCACCAGCTTTAGAAAAACCACCATTATATGGCAATAGTCCGCCAACAAGAGTACCCGTTATTCTGGATGGAGACGCTACTTCAATCGGTATAGAAACCTGTGCTGCTCTAACCTTAAAAAGAGTACTATCTAACATTAAACAATGATGCACATATTTGCTAGCTATGTGTACAGGATTACATTCTACAGGAGATGAGAGAGTCACAATTGCTCTTGGTTCTCTATAGTTTGGATTGTTATTTGTGCTAGATGAATTATATAACCACTCATCAGTTCTGATAAAAATAAAATTATCTTCTATTGATGCTTTTGCATACAATTTATACTGTAAATGTTCATGTAGTGTAGTGTTTGATGCTGGTACGGTATAACCATAAGCAGTTTTCTGCATATGATTAATATTTGCAAATGTAACATCTGCCAATTGTGATACGCTTGGATAAGAGTCTCCAAAATTATATGGATAATATAAAAATTCACTATTAGATAGTGAGGTAATTAATGATGGATACCATTCATTTGGTATAACATCAATACCAGTAGCTGGCTGGGACGATTGAGCCAATATAATAGCCATAGATGGAGGATTTGCTGATGGAGATTGTTCGTTTTGGTCGGAAGCTGATAAAGTTGAGTTTATGGCGTTCTTTATATCTTCTACTTTACTAAATCTGACACCTTCTGGAATATTTCCACTAGAAAATGATGTATAGTTAGTAACCTTATTATTTTTATCTAATACTACTGATCTTTGCGATATTGGCGGCGGAGACGATTGAGAATTATCCGGCTTTGTAGCATTATATATTGTTTCGTCGGGAATAGTATCATTTAAAAATTCATAACTAGCCTTGTAACCCAATATTGCTCCGAATCTACCATCCTCATTTGTAAAAAAATCTCCTGTAACAGAACCTATTAGTATAGTATTATCAATAATATTTCCGGGCTCTTCCCAGGCTCCATCTGTTGCTGGTTTATAGTTACTATATAATGTTCCTACTCCACGAAATTCTTCTACATTTGCAGTTACTCCCCTATAAATAGCGTCGAATTGTTTATTACTTGTAGATGGTCTGTCTCTAGAAATACTTAATCCTGGTATTTTAACCATAAATTGTTTACCATAATAAGTGTCTCCAATATTCTTAACATAAGAATGTACTTTTTGTAACATATCACTTACTCTATCGTTCATCAACGACGCACTACTATTTGGACTATCACCAGCGTTGTCTCCTATTAAATGCGGATCAGGACCATGAAATACCATGCTAACAACAGGTTCGCCTTTGTTTGTTATACTAGAAATGGGCGGATTCTCTTGTACAGTACTCTCCCTAACTATTAATCCTGTTGGACTAACCATTGTGTATCTTAACATTACTCCCAAATCTGTAGTAAAGTTTTTATTAAAGGTATAATATACCCAAGATTCAAATCCTGCCATAGCGGCTCTAATTTCATTTTCTAAAATTAAAAACTTACTACTAACATCATAATATGATCTATCTCTAACATTCCATTTGGTATGAAAAGTAGCAACAGTTTCACCTTGTTGTAAATTAGTAAGAATTTCTCTATTTGTTCTTCGAGGATCGTTTCCAGTAAAAGTACTAGGATCAGTACCACTAACTAATGGATCCGATGGTAGTCTAGCATCATCCTCTTGTTTAGTAGTAACAGTATTCAAGTTTAGCGCTTGAGTTATAGCAAAACCCAGAATATTTTGTATATCTCCAACACTACATAAAACTTGAATTTGCTGCATCGTATTATCAAAATATACTTTTCTAGCAGTTCCGTCGATATCTAGACCAAAATATGGACAAATAAAATCATCCCATAGTGCATAATTAGTTAGAATAGGACGATTTCCTATATTCTCTTCGGATTCTGAGCCCACTATTATCGGCTCTGACCCAGTAACCTGAAATAAAGATCGTGCTAAATCTTTAAAAACATCCTCACTACTATTTTTGATATTAAGATCTTGTGAATTATTAACATACTTTATTTCATGACCATAATTTCCTCTGCCAACATTAGTGCCCCAATTCCATGCGGTTGTTGAATCAGAATATGAATAAGTTGTACCCAGAGTTGTAGACACAAAACATCCTGTGCCACTACCAAGAGTGGGTGGTATATTATTAAATTCATTATAATAAGAATATGCTGGATTTCTATATAATATATGATCCGGAGATCTTAGTGTATTTCTAACATCATCAACCGTATGAAAGAAAATATCTCCAACCTTAGGATCAAATAATAAACTATTATTTTTACGAGACAAGAAGTTTGAATTTAGTTGTAATAATCTTTTTTGCTTGGCTCCAATATACATTGATCTAAGAGTAGCTTCGTCATTAAATTCTATACCATAGTCATAACTAGTTAGTATGTTATTATTTTCTGTATTTTTAATTAGTTCTGCAATATAATTATTTGGTGGCTGTTTTTGTCGAGAAATTGTTCTAACTTTAATAGTATTTCTGGTTTGAGGATCAAAATCAATAAAATAATCAAAATTATTTGCATCACAAACATTTTGTATTAAATCTATAACACTAATAATAGGACCATTAATAGTATAGTCATCAGGAACAGATGGTAGTGCTGATAAATCTAAAGTATAGTATTGTCTATGTATAGTATCCACATGATTGGATGTTGGTATGATGCCCATTTTAGATAGGGTCATTGTGCCGCCGGTACTATTAAATCTATTCTCAGCATACTGAGGATCCTGTAAAAACTGTTCCGCAACTGTTACGCTACCAGATTGTAGTTGTGCTTGAGCGATATCTCTTTCTTTTAGACCTTTAAATGCGTGAGTTAATGGGTCCACAATCTCGTATTTGTCTTTTAAAAATCTAATTGTAGCAGATGGAATATCCTTATAAATACCATCTTGTTTAATTAGTGCCGGCGCTTTGCCAACAATTCTACCATATGGACTAAATCTAGCATCTATTATTAATGGCTTATCAACAATATTATTCGATGGTGGTTCTGATTTATTGACTAAGTTTTCTATACCTAACAATACATCTTTAACTAGTGTGCCATTTTCACTAATATCGCTCTTGCCCCAACCACGAACAGCTTGTAAATATCCATAAATATTAAATACATTTGGCAAGCCGCCTTCAGCAATTTTGCCCTGAAAATGATCATCTGTGTATTCTGATTCTAAGGCTTCGACACCCTGGGCCGGACCAACTCTATCTCCTATGAAACTACAAGGAAAACCAAATTTATCTAATAGAGTAAAAGGACCAGGAATACTATCTGCTTGTGAAAAAATGGTTCCTGGATAATAATCAATAATTAATTGGGTATTTTTTAATAGTGTAGCAAAACTCTTAATTTCTACAGTATATAAATTTTTACCTCCTGATCCACCATTATTTTTCCATGATGTTACAATGCCGGCAAATTCAAAATCATTAAAAATAAATCTTACAGCAACACCTAATATATCATAGCTTTCACCAACAAATCCTGGATCTCTGCCGGTCCAGTATCTTTTAATAATATCGCCAGTTGGCTGAAGATCATAATATACTTTACCAAAGTCGGCTCTGTTCGGTGTTGCAACACTTAGTCTAGCATTTGTAATATCATTATGTTCTTTTTTATGCTCTTCTTGTAATAGTATATTTCTGTGTAAATCAGGACTAATATTAGGATCATTTATTGCTAAGTCTGGTACAGTTGTTGGAATGTGTTGAATGCCGGGAGCGGCGCCAGCAGCTGTTAAAAAATCTGTTGTGGGTGGTACAGTTCGAAAAGTACTTCTAGCAGCAAGATCGTAAAATGGTTGGGTACGAGCCAAAGCATTGCTCACCACCGCGGCATTATTATTCTGATCCCATGTTGGACTATTAGGATGAGGAGTATCATCTTCTACTAAGCTAACTGTTAGTGAACTAGCTTCTCCTCCCCAACCTAAATTAGCATTAAAATTAACAACGCTACATCCTAAAAATAATGTTTGATTAAAAGGTCCGTGTTGACCATATTGATAAATAGCTTGATCAGTATATAATAAAGCTTCATCAGTAATGGTCCCTCGCGGTAACTGAGATGTTAATTGTGTGGTACCATTATTTAATGGAACAGAAGGCTGCGGCGGTACTATTGTGGATTCTCTTTTTTCTACTGGAAAATTATAAACATTATCACTCATAAAATATCCTATTTAGCTCTTTGCCATATCCATGATTTACTAATACTAAGTCTTCCTTCTAGCGGATTATAGTTGTGAGTATCGTTCTTAACATAACTTTTAATGCTTGTGGGTGGCGATAGTGTTCCAAAAGTATACTTTGGATTTAATTGTTCAACCAAGCCTGTTGCTGCTGTAAAAATATTAGTTGGAAAAATTAATCTTTGGCCAATCATGCGTGGTCTAGGAATAACAACCTCTAAAGTTACTTCTCTTGATGATGATGTTACTGTTCCTAAATCTTGTAGTACCGGACCAAGTTTTCGACCCAAAACAAAGATTTCTGCTATTTGTTGAGTTGGAAATGTATCATTTACTGTTAGAGATTCGCTAATAGAGCCCTGTATTAAATTTAGTGGTCTATTATTAAATTCAAAACTATAATCAATTTCTCCAACACTTTTTCTATGACTTTCTGTCATACTAATCGGTATAGGATTTAATTGTAGAACATTTGCGACTGATGGTGGAAAACTACTTCTTTCGCTTATAGCTTGGGCGCTATTAAGCCATTTATAGGGATTAGTAATTTGATTATTTATATTACTAGAGTATGCAAATAATTCTGCTCTTCTAAAGATTGGACTTCTATAAGGATGATCACTATTTTTTAGCCAAAACATACCCTGAATAGCATTTTGATATTTACCAATTTTAAATTCTCCGGGAGCATTAGGTATTGTAGGATTATTAGCAACTGGTACTGGAGATATATTATTCATAACAGCATTCGTAGTATTTGACGGATTAGTAGTAGGCGAGCCAATATATGAAGCACTAAGATCTTGTGGTCGTATAAAATCTGGTAATGAACGAGCATAGCTATGAATTTCATCTAATCCTCCTGGACTAGCTCCACCCAGTGTATTAGCCCAAGATCCAGGCTGAGAACCGTCCATAATGCTAGCATTTTCATTTCTAATATTATCACCATAAGTTTCTAATCCTTTTATTGTGCCATTAATTCTTATGGTTTGTAAAAATGATCCGTCAAAACTAACTTCCGCTGTCCAATCATCAATAAATCGAGGATGAAAATCAGCATGAACGGCTAAACTAGTTTCTGTTATACTAAAAGATCCGCCACTTTCATCAGCATTTATAACCTTAACCCTATTTGTTGTAATATAACCATTGGTCATAAAGAGTTCGGTAGGCAAATGCTTTAGTCTATCTAACACATAGTATCTAGCATTACTAAAAGCACTACCTATTCCAACACCCAATGTTCTGCCCTGATTTTGAACTTTATTATTACTATACGGATTATTAGAATGTTTGCCCACTGCTGATATGGTTCTAGAAATATTAAATTTTGGATGACTTTGATCAGCTTTATAATCTCTATTACTATTATTATATGCTACGCCAAAGTAGGCATTTAATGCCGGATCATTAGCGTCGAATGGCGCAAAATCGCTTAGTGGTTCTATATTCAGAGTATCAGTATAACTGCTAAGTAAATATCTAGTATCATTATTATTAAATAAACTTTTATGCTCTTCAATATCAATATCTACTGTATAGTCTATAGTATTAATATATGATTCAGAAGTACTACTATAATTTGTTACTCTACCATAACCTTCTATAACAATAACCGGACTAGTCACGCCAGGTTCATTACTAACAATACTTAATTCAAATTTATTAGTTTGAATATCAGGAGTTAAATTATTAGCTGGAGTTACTCCTAAATTTTGTTGTAGAGTATAATCTGTATATAATTGTCCTGTTGTGGCTATAAATACTTGTCTTAATCTATCTTCTTCGTATAATAAGCCATTAATTTCATCTCCTGCTAATCCAATAATATCATTATGAGTTACTCCAACACAAGGATACGAAGCTATATAGTTAGCTCTTTGAGTAGCTCCAGGAGTTGTTCCACGAACTATTTTACCCTGTAATTGTACAGAAAGTGTTGATCCAACATGACGACCAGCAACATCCTGAAAAGAACGCGTCAGACTAATCATTGGCGTTGGTGCTAGTAATTTGCCATTATATTTTATGCAAACGCATTTTGCCATAGTATGTCCTTAATAAGTAATAAAATTATCGTTTAACTTGTGGTAAAGATAATTGATTAATTTTTACAGTAGCACTCCAAGCTGTTATATAATTAGCAACACCGGTACACCTAATTGTCATTGTTCCGGCACCAGCGGTTCCTGGACTAAAAACCATATTAGCGCCAATACCATTTAGAACAGAATCGGAGAAAACGGTTTGTTGCGGATTTCCAATATTTACAAGAGATGCTGAACCACCTAGTCTACGCACAGCACCAACCAATTTAATAGCGCCAGCAGCATAAGAGGTGGGATCATCTATTCCTGTGCTATTAATACCTAATACTGAAATCATAGCTTCATACATCCATGCATGGTAATTTTGATCGGTACTTGGCATTCTAATAACATTAGCATTAGTTGATGATGGAGTTTCTGGATCATCGTATGACCAGTCTGTAGTAAGATCGCATGGATTTGCAGCATTACCTGATCCTCTTAAATAAAACTGTAAGTATTGACTTGACCCTTCGTATGTTGGTTCGGTACTATGAAAACTGCCAGCACTAAAAGCATGTAAATTTTGTGTTGTAAGATAATAGTTTGATGCATATTGACCAAATAGAATATTATGTTTTTGTGATGTTGTGCCTTCATACAACTTAAAGTGTTTGGGCATATACCATTTATCGGAATTTCCATTCCAAGCTAATACTCTACCCAAATCATTATAATGTCCATCATTATCTAAAGCAACACTATTTTCATCAGTATTAGCTAATTTTAATTTAGTTATATTATTCAATGTTTCTAATACAAATGGATATTGAATAGTATTAGATGTTAAATTTAAATTTACTGGTCTATATCCTAAATTACCATTGTTATCCACAGCCATTAATACATAGCCAGATGTGGCGGTTGGACCTATTCTTAATCCAGTACTGTAAATACCACCATTAACTATTAAAGAACTATTTATACCAGTTAAATGAGTATGATTAGTATTCACACCAACTTTAGCATTAGTATAATCTATTCTAAATCCTAGTCCATTACCAGCTTGGCCAGAATAAAGCACCACAAAACCGCTACCTGGCCAACTTCCAATACCATCTCTATTAAATACTGTATAGTTTTTACCAGCAGCTCCAGCAGCATCATCAACAGCATTACTAATAATAGTATTATAATTACTCTCTACAAAGCTATTACTAATATCAGTATGAGGAACACTATTTCCCATACAAAATCTCTTGTCATCTTCAAACCAACGAAAATTTTTATATCCTGTTGGTTTAGAATCTGATGCGGACAAAATGATTGTGTTTGGTGATATCTGATTGTGTGTAATATTTTTATTACTATCCAAAGCAACAATTGTACCATCGCTACTCAATCCTGGTAAAGCTAAAGATCCTGTTACTCTAACTCCGCCAGAGAAAATACCACTAACTAAATAAGTATGATGTAAAGATACTATATTTTTAGCAACATCTGTACTTATTAGCGTTGGAAACTCTTCAAAATCTCCACTACCATATACTATAAAATTAAAAACATCATCATTATAACTATGATTAGAATTAACAATCATACCAGAATTAGGACGTATAATTAATCCAGGTTGCCAATCGCCAGGATTAGTACTTGGACTATCCGGATCGTCCCAATTGTACATTTCCAAAGTATTTGTATTCTTATTCCATCTAAGATAATCGATACCACTACTTAATGTACTAGAAATACCATATGTTAAACCATTATAGTATCCACTAACTCTAGTAGGAGTAGTATAAGATATATTACCATCACTATCTGTACTTAAAAGATCTCCATTATTACCAGACAATCCGATTCTTAGTGCTGATGCTGTGATAGTACCACTAACATCTAATAAAGATCTTGGAGCATTATTACTAGCGCCAAGACCAATTCTACTATTAGTATTATTAAAATATACATAAGACTGATTACTAGTATTAACAACATACATTTGTGTGGTAGCTAGTCCAGTGTTAAGTACTAATTTTGGACCAATAACAATTTTGGTACCATCTGCTGGACCAATGGCCATATAGTTGTTACCATAATTATGAGATAATCCATGACCTAATATTATTGCGCCAGTAGTATATGATGATAAGCTATTATCAAAACCCAAAACAGTATTACCAGTACCTAATATGGTATTATTATCACCATAAATATAGTTATTAGATCCTAAATTTTGTTTAGTTATATATCCTGATGCTAGTGTTGGAACAGCTGCTGAGAAAGCATCGTTAAAATTATTCGGATTACTTTGTGGATTATTGGTTTGTAAAGTAATATTACTACTAAGAATTATTTGCGTAGTGGAGCCGTCCCAAATGCTACTAATAACGGTTCTAGCAAATACATAAGTATCATTAATATCTGTGGGAGTAGGATTATACACATATACTAAAATATTATCGCCAACTTTAATATCGCTCGTAATATTACTATTAAAATTTATTTGTGAACTAGCAAATCCATTACTACTTATTGTAGCAGTATACAAATACTTTTGGTCTCCGGCAGTATTATTACTACCATAAATATTAATATTATCGCCATATAAATTATTGTTATATCCTACAACAATACCATTAGATTGTTGTCCGTTGTTCGATCCTACAGAAATAGTATCTTCTCCAAAAACTCTAACACTATCAGCAGGAGACAACACAATATTATTATTCCCAAATACTCTACCATCATTAGCTAATACTATATTACTAGGCCCACCAACATAATTTGATTTGCCTAATAAAATATTATAGTCTCCATTACGCAGAGTATTTATACTACCAATTACCATACTATATAAACCATCGATATCATTTTTATTACCAATTGCAATTTGTAGATTACCAGAAGATTGAAAAACATTCTGATTACCGAGCGCAACAGTATTTACAAATCTTGATCCATTATTACTTAGTGTTCCTGTAATCGATCCGTCACTATTTAATCTTAAACCAGACTGATTATTAATATTGCCGATAAAAATATTATTATTACTAGCATTAATAAGATAATTTTGTTTACCAATTAAAATATCATTATTAAGAGTACCACTAGCAATATTCATTGTGCCAAGCACCAATGATCCTGACGCATTACTAAGACTATTAGAATCTCCTAATATATTAGAATTTCTTATAGTATTGCGTGTAGTATTTTTATATCCATAAATACCTAATGTATTATTATTTGAAGTAATATCATTACCGCGTCCAACAATTACTATACCAGAAGAACTACTAACACTAACATTTTTTTCTAGTATTAACGAATCAGCAACATTTGTTACGGTTATATTATCTCCACAAATAAATAATCCTGTTGATACAACATTTAAATTATTACCTATTAAAATATTACTATTTCCAGTAACAGCACTATTATTCCCCAATAATACTCCACTATTTCCTCTAAGGTACAAGTTTTGGCCAACAACCATTAAAGAGTTGCCAATATTATTTAATCCTGAGCCAATTAATATATTAACATTTCCAGAATTATAAATATTATTACCAAGTAAAATATTGCTTAGTCCACTACCATTAGTTAAATTGCCAGCAATAATATTATTATTTCCAGTATATAAAATATTAGTAGCATATAAATAATTACTATTTCCATTTTGATAAATATTATATCCATTAACAATATTGCCAGTACCATTAACTTCTACTAGTCTACCAACTATTTGATTAGACGATCCGAATGAGTCATTAGACGAACCAACCATTATATTATTTGTTGCAGGATCCAGGGTATTAGCATTACCCACCACAATAAAACTATTACCATTAATATTATTGCCACTACCTAATAGGTTGTAAAAATTAGCCGTACCATTTACAGTATTATGGGGGCCGATATATGTTCCAGAATTAGCTAGTTTTAACACCAAATTGCCCGTGCCATCATGATCTATATAAGCCAATAATTCGCCCTGAGTACCATTAGCACCATCACCATCTGTATAAACTGCTTTTGATCTTAATTGTGCATAATAAATAATATTAGCATTATCATCTCTACCGGCCAATGATATGGTAGCGGGGAAACTACCAGTAACTGGTGATGTTCCAGGATTATGTTGTAACAGCAAATGTACGCCGGTTGAACAATTTGTGGTACTTTCTATTTTCAAGCCGTCTAATGTGCAATCACTAACAATATGCAATAAGGTATCTGGTGATGTTGTATTTATACCTAATCTGCCCAATGAAGCATCATAATAAAATGCGCTATTGTTACCAGTTCCTTGGACGTAAAAATCAATATCTTTTTTCAGATTATTAAATATTGTACCAGAACCAGGAATATTAGAAAGAATAATATCTTGAGCAACATCCGAACCAAGAACCAAAACGCCGCTAACTGTTGATAGCGCATTTAATCCTAAAGTTGTTCTAGCGTCTGCTACTCCAGAATCATCCAAAAGTGTTCGTGCAAAAGATGTTAGTACTCCTGTTCCGAATTGATTTAATCCTGTAGTATATATATAAACTCCACTAGGAATATTGCCCAAATTCGATAATCCGCTCAAACCATTACTAAAATTAGATATATCAGCAAAGGTATGAATATGACCACTTAAACTAATACCAGTATTATTAATAGTTAGAGCATTAAAATTACCGGTAGAATCAATAATTGTGCTACCACTTATGCTATAATCAGTAACATATGTTGTCATATAAATTATTCCTTATTTTAATTAATAAATATCTATGCTCCAAATCCACCCTCTGTGGCACTATTAAGTTTATTATTAAATTCGGTTAATTTCGTTTTTATTAGATCTTGTAGCATTGGTTCTAATGATTTTAATACATCCGCCCCATTAATAATAACCTCAACAGTATGTTTGCCTTCCATAGTAACCATATCCGGTATTTTTGGTAGTTGAATATTTTGTAAATCCGAAACAAATTGACCAAATACAGTTTGCAAAGTATTTCCAATAGCTGCTGTGTCAAATAATTGAGACATTCCTGCGGCTGTTGGTTGCTGCTGAGTTGTGCTAGTATTAATTACACCATTAGCGGGTTGAGCATTTCCTGTAATATTAGCATCAGGAGATGCTTGAATACGAGTCAAATCAGCTTGAGCATTTTTGAACCAATTATCTGTTTCTGCTGGTGCGGGCTGTAATTGGGTTGCCATAGCAGCATCAATTGCGCTTGCTGATACTACAGATGGTTGTGTTGCTCCTTGTGGTGTTGCGGTGGGTAATCCGCTAGCCATGGCTTGTTCTCTTGCTTGTCTATAAAGATTAACATCTTTCATAACATCTCCGCCAGTTCCAACAGCACCGGCTTGTCGTGATGCTAATAGTTCTTTGCTCTTAGATTGGATTTCTGCATCTAATCTAGTTGCTTCCATATTACCTTCTGAAGTTCCCAAAGACAAAGCTTTTTCTTTTGCTTTTTTCAAAACATCTTGACTTTTTACTAGGTTTTGTTCTTTTTCACTAAGACCATAAGTTGGAACATTATTTAATTTTTCTTGTGTAGTTTGTTCTAGACTTGCTGCTGTAGCTTGAACAGCAGCTGTGCCTTCGGGAGCTGGAACAGATACCGATGGTTGTTGTTCTGTTTGAATCGTTGGGGTTATAACTGTTTCTTTTTTTGCCGCAGCAGCGTCCATAGCCTCAACTTGTGCCATAAAAGAACTACCTCTTGTTATAGCGGCATTGGAAACAGCATCTCCAACAACCGGAATTACTTTTCCTCCCTGACCTGTTATGGTTTCGGGAACCGGAACAGCTTGTTGTTGCTGTAATGCTGCGCTTGTAGCTTGAACAGCAGCTGTTCCTTGGGGTGCTTGTGCAGAAATGGTTAGCATTTGTTTTTGTTCTTCTTGAAACCATGTCGGTTCTTTGGTAGCAACAGCGGTTTGAGGAGCCGGCATTTCTTCTGGTTGCACAAATGTTTCAGGTTGATACTGTTTAGCAGCAGATAAATATTTTTGCATATTTTCTGTTTGTTTTTTCTCATCAAGTTGATCATATCTATCCCCAAACCATCCAACTTTTGTTGTTGTGGCTCTTGTTCTAGCTTTAGCTGCTAGGTCACTAGCTGCTGTGTCCGATCTTCTTTGAGCTTCTGCTAAAATATCCTGATTAGATGCACCTTCTTCCATACCAAAAGATTTTTTAATATTTGCTAATTCAGATGTTTCATCTTGAGTTAGACTTGTTTTGGAAGCTAATTCTTTTGCTCTATTGGATTCTGCTTGATTTTTAGCATATGCTCTTACTGCATTACTTTCATCAGCAGTAAAATTATATCCAAAATCAAAGTCTTGTGCTGTCTTAGCTTGTCTTACATATTCTCCTTGGTCATTTTTAACTAATTTAGTTCTTCGTGAAGCTTCTTCCATAGCTGCTGTTTGTTTTTCTTTTTCTGCTAGAACACTTCTATCGTTATATAATCCTATAGATTCTTGCGTTAAAAGCGCGCCTCCTGCTACAGTAGCGCCAATAGCAAGAGCAGGAGCTGCTGCTGCGGCACCCACACCTAGTGCTGCGGCACCACCAATAGCGCCAGCAACTCCTAGTGTACCCGCAGCAAGGCTAGACGCATTACCGATCATCTGATCAGTCTCACTGCCCTTTTCAACCCCCAATAATCCTCCGATAGTAGATTGTTGTCCAACATCGCCCATTGTCGTTCCCGTACCAGATAAAGCACCCAAAGCTGTATTTACGTATTTATTTCTACCTGTTGCTTCGGTATCCGCCGAGTATCCGCTTACTCCTCCCATAGCAACACCCAAACCGCCAAGAACTCCGCCGCCAAGTCTAGCGGCTGTTCCTAGACCAGGTATCCTTAATAAACCACCAAATTTCCCTGCTGCTGCGGCCGTATCATCTATACCGCCACCGACTACCTTAGCAATCTCATCGGATGTAAAACCAGCATTTTGTAAACGGAATATTTCTTTTGCTTTTGCAGCATCGTCTATGGCCGCCACGGGTGTTGACGGAGCTGGTGTTGATTTTGGTACAAAGTTTTTAGCTGTTTGTAATGCTTGTGGTCCATATTTAGCAATTTCTGGAGAAGCTTGTAGGCCAATCTGTCCTACATCTGCAACTAAGCCAAGCGTATCTTGAGCCAATGTTCCTTCTTGTATAGATTTTCCACTCAATGTTCTATATGCGTTTCTTGCAGCACTAGCCGTATCTCCAACTAATCCAGCATATCTACCACCAGCAGTATTACCAGCCCCAGCAACGATACCCAAAGCATCATCAATAGCCCCAGTTTCTGCAAAAGCTCTAGCGGATTGTACTGCTCCATAAGCACCCATTCCTCTTGTGGTGTATCCCGTCACTCCCATTGGTTTAGATAGAAATTTATTTTGACCAGTAGTATCTACTATTCCACCACTCCTCATAGTTCTTGCAACATCTGTTGTACCCATTATATCGGTAGCAAAAGATCCCAGCGTATTAAGACTTGCATTTGTTACTTCAGCGTTTTGATAGCCCCTACTACTAAAAGCTGCAAATTCATCACTTAATGATTCCATCATTGTTATTGGTTCACTAGCAGCAGTTGTTATTTCTTTAGCTATTGCATCGGTTTTTTTCTCAACAGCAACTGCCGGTTCTTTAGTTGTAGGAATATTTTCCATACTACCAGTATTAGTTGTTACTCTTTCTCCACTAGCGGTTCCGCCAGTCCCACCTCCAGCGCAGCATTCTCTAGTATTAGCTTCTATAGCAGATAACAATTGAATAATTTCTGGAGAACTTTCAATAATTGGTTGGTCTTCTTCTGTTGGTTGCTGTGTTCCAGAGTCTGATTCTGGTTGAGCGCCTCCGCCAAAATAACTACTACCTATAGCAAAAAGACCAACACCAGCCGCGACCAAACCGCCAACTCCTTTTTTAGCACTAGCGCTTACTTTAGCTTTGCGTCCTGGTACTGCTGCTTGGGGTTGGGGCGCTTCAGCAGATGGTTGGCCTCGTCGCGGCGGTTGTCGAACATTATCTTTAGGCGCATTTGGTTGACGACGAGGTGGTGTTCGGGGTGTTTGGTCGGTAGCGACAGCTGGTTTAGGAGTATCGGTAGCTTCACTACCACTTCTTTTTTGAGGCTTTGGTTGTTCGGCCGCTACTGATTCCGTGTCGGGTGTATTTGGATCTTTACGAAAATTTTGAATACCTTTCTTTACGCTGCGTCTTATTCCTCCCCCAGTAGCTCTATCAAAACCATACGTAACAGCGCCTGCGCCAACCACCTTTGCTGCATTCCATCCCAAATTACTCATTCCTTCATTAGATACAGCATTCGTAGCGGTCTGGGCATCAGCAACACCACCTGTTGTTGCATACTCTGTTGTAATTTTTCCTCCTTTCAGTGCGTCAGTATTCGCATTTGTTGCCGCTGTTTGAATAGCTAGTTGTTTTGCTGCTTCTTCTGTGGCCTTTTTAAGATTTTCTTGAGCTGCTCTTTCAGGATCTGGCGCTCTTAAACTATCAAGTACCAATTTTGCCATACCATCATTAGGATCTATTCCTTGATCTTCAAGACTTTTTTGATATAGTTGAGCCCTGGCCTCTCTAATCTTAGGATCGCTTTGATCTCCAAAACTTAAAATTTGTTCTCCTCTTTCAAGAACTCTTTGTCTAACCTGAGCTCTTGCAGCGTCGGCTGCTTCTCTCTTTTCTTTTACCGTACCGCTAGTTTCTCTAAAAGCTTTTTGTGCGGCTTCTTCTTGTTGAGCACGACTTTTTGTAAAATCGCCTTCCAATAATCCTCCAGCAGATTCAAAGTCCTTTCTCATTTCTGTTCTTTGTTTAGGAGTAGATGTTATTAATTCTTTAAGAAATCCTGTTCCTTGACTTTCTAATCTTTTTCTAACATCCGTAACACTTTGTCTATATTCTTCATTAGCTTCTTTAACTCGTAATTCGGATGTGGCTCGTTCAAATGCTGCATTTTTAGCATTATCTACAGCAGTAACGTATTGTTCACCGCTAATCTTACCAGCTTTAAGTTGATCGGCGGCATCTCTTGCTTCTCTAACAAATATAGCATCAGCTTCTGCTATTTGTAATTTAAGATTACCAAAAACATCAGCTCCTAAACTTTTTTCTATATCTTCCATTTTCATTCCGGTATTTGCCATACCAGATATTAATTGTTTGGATACTTGTGCTCCTCCGGTATTAGCCGCAGCGGCAGCAGCATCTGCTTTTCTTATTTCAGCTTCTGTTTTTTTACCAACAAATAATCCACCATAAGTTGATTTATATCTACTAGCTTCTGTGTTGGTAGACATTTGTTCTTTTTCAATATTTACTACCTGAGCCAAATTACTAAGAGCGCTTTCAAGATCTTTCGCAGACGGATTGATATTATCTAAAAATACAGCAACATCTGATGATGCTTTTTCTAAAGCATCTGTTCGTTGTATTTCTAATAATTCTGCCGCAGCTTTATACTGAGCTTCTACATAATCTCTTATACTTTGTACCGCTCCCGCCGCTGCTCCACCGACGGCCCCTAATAATCCACCAAGTGGGCCGAATTGAGCACCAAAAGTACCGAATATGGTTGCTGTACTAGCTATTGTTGATCCTGCTTGTAGTATTGATCCTGTTAGTGTTTCATAACCATTAGATTGGTCGGCCATATATTGTAGTACGCTTGTTACACCAGTACCTATTGCTGTGCCATATTGACTAAATGAATCCGCAAACTTTCCTATTTTAGTATCTGCAAATGCCGTATTAGCATTTCTGATACCATCAGCTAGTTTTTTGATACCAGATTCTAATCTAGAAGCACCGCCCTGAAGAACACTACCAAATTTAGTAATATTACTATCAATATCAGTAGTAGATGCTGCAAAATTATTAGCAAAATCACCAACTGCTGATCCTAATGTTTCAAGCTTGTCTAAGAATGGAATTTCTCTGCGGGTGTCTTTAAATAGATCGCTATCGTCAGGAGAAGCATTAGCCTGTTCAATATCAGCATTTTTTGCATTAGTTAGTTGTTCATTTGTAGCAATGAGACCATTTGTTTGTTCGGTTAATGATTTCACAGAATCTGCCGAACCAGTTTGTGCTACAGTATTTGCATTAATAGCTTGTACTAGTAATAACGTAGCTTTAGTATCTGTGCTTTGAATAGCAACATCTGTTTTTTCTCTCTCAACTTTAGTTTTTTTAGCTTCTTCTTCTTCTATAGCTTTTTTTTGTCTTGAGCTAACAAATCTAGTTTTACTAAGACCCAATTCTTGTGCTGATTGTCTGGTAAATCTTTCTGTTGCCTTTTGTCGTCTATCGTTAAATTCTTGTTCTGTTTCGTACTCTCTTTTTTCTGGTACAGCAATAGCCGCACGTTTCGCTCCAAGATCACGCGCTTGTTGTTTACGAGCTTCTAATTGAGCATCTGCTTCAGCTTTAGCTTGTGCTTCTGCTCTAGCCTTGTCGGCAGCAGCTTTTTCTTGAGATAAAATATCTGCTCCAGCACCAGCTTTGCCCGCTAGTGTATCGACTCTACTTTGGGCCATACCAAATTTTGTTTCGGCTTCTGTTTGTTGAGCCCTAGCTTCTGCTACTATGCCTGTTTTTTCTGTGCTAATTTTTTGTCCAATTTCTTCAGCTGTTAATTCTGGATTTTCGGCAGCTATTTCTTTAGCTCTTGTTACCATAGCTTCCTTAACTTTTGTCGTTGCGTCTGCAACATCTTTAGCTTTCGTTCTCATATCATCTATAGCTATCTGATAGTCTGTATTCAACGACAATACAATAGCTTGTGTACTATCTGCCAAATCCTTATAAGCGTCGTCTGCTGCTGTTGCTTTTGCTTCTAGAGCTTGTGCTTTAGCTTCTAATGCAGCAAAGATTATTGGGTCTGGGGTAATTTCTTGTTGTGCGCGAATAGCATTAGCTTGATCTCTAAGAGATGACGCATATAATGTAGCATTATTTTGAGCTTCCTTCAATTGATTATTAATACCATCAATATCCATTAAATTAGTTGGTTGTTGTATAGTTGGTGGTACAAATCCTGGTTGATTGGCTTGAGTTTGTCTTTCTTCTATTTTATATCCAACAATATTTTTTTGTCTTCTTCTAGATGCTGCTGCCGCTTCCATTTCTGGGGTCATTGGCCCAGTTCCTGTTTGAACAGAAAATTGTTCAGCAGGAGTTAGTTTGCTCATTAGATCATTAGTTTCATTAATAGCAGCAATAATTTCAGGATCACTTAATATTTCTCTACGCTGTTCAACATTTGCTTGTACTCTAGTGGACGATGCCGTTAATGATCTTAGTACATCTAACGGATTCTCTCCTGTAACTTGCATGTTTGGAATATTAGCCATCGCAATAGCAGCTTGTTGTCCAGCTAATGCTGCTTCTTTAAAACTTTGTCCTTGTGCCAAAGCAGATTCAATTGCAGTATCTCTAGCTCTTATTAGTCCGCTAGAAAAATCTTCTATGCTCATGCCTGCATCTTGAGCATATCTTGTTAATAAGTCCAAAGATTCAGCATCTATTCCTGTTCTAGATGATTCTTTACCAACTATATCTTGTATTTGAGCAGCTGACAAGGTGGTAAAATATAGATCTCCGTTATTTGTTGGGGCGCCTCCGTCTTGAAATTTTTGAATGCCTACGCTCCCACCCTTATTTAATCCCAAAGCTTTAGTAGCCTTTTCTCTTATTATAAAACTTCCTACTGGTAAACTTGTTGGTATACTATCACTAGTGCCACTTCCCGGACCCTTAAATACGCTAATTCCGCCATCACTAAATCGCCCCATTCCATTTTTATCGGCTTGATTCATACGATTTAATGTTCCATAACCAATACGTTTAGCAAGTTTGGGAGGAACATAAGCTTCACCATTGCTTACTAATGCTGGTATAGTTCCTCCTCCAGCAAAAGATCGAATATATCCACCAGCTTTTAATGGTAACTCTTTAGGAAATCTTTTAGATTTTTCCATTTCTTTTATTTGATTATTTATGTTTTCCAAACGATCAGGATTGTTCTTTTTCATATAGTCCTGATATATTGGGTGTTTCAATGCCGCTATGTCTTTATCAGTCAAGGATGCTACTTGTCTTTCAGTAAGAATTTCTGCAAATTTAATAGAACCTTCAACACTACCAAAATATTTCGATGCTAAATCTTCGTATGGCCGACTCATTATTTTATATTGTTCCATCCACTCTTCGTGAGATTTTTGAAGTTCGGTTCCTTTTTTGCCTCGGATCATAGACGTTCTTAATCCCATACCATCATCCATAATTTTAGCTAAAAGTTTAGTAACTTCCTTCATTTGTTCTATCTTCAGCAAAGTCATATAGCTTTGTTGTATCTTTTTAAATATTTCTGAATTTCCTCCTTTATCTGGATGTTGGATTTTGATTAAATCCTTGTATCTATTTGTCACACTATCAAAAGGGGTTGGAAAAGGTAATTCTAAATTTTTATAAGCTAATAATTCGTCAAAATATGCCATCTCTGGAATTTTAGGTACTAAGCCACCCACAGCAAAACTGCTTATTGGTCCGCCATCGGCTCTTTGAAAATATGATAGAGCCATACTTCTAGAATCAACGGGTTTTTGTGCTCTATTATTATTTCTTTTTACTTGTTCTGGATCATTAAGTAAAGTGGGACTCTTACTATAACCACTCTGTAGTATCCAAGCAGGATCTGTTGGTGGTGGCCATGTTTCTTTTCTTCCATAAAGTTTCGGATCTATCAATGATTGGTTTTTAGTCCAATTTTCTGGTTCTAATGGTGTTTTTTTAACATCTCCTCTATTCTTAAAATAATAAGCCCAAACCTTTTGAGCATCAGAGCTAACCATGCTTCTGTCAGAAGTTAGCATACCTCCTTTTTCACTAACAGCCTCCATAGCCACATCATACAATCTTGGTCCATATCCTTTAGTAGCTTTTGATAATCCAACATACCATAGATTATCTTTATATTTCATTGCTTGTACATATCCTGATCTACTCTCATTTTTAAGATATCCAACACTAAGCATGTTTCCATCTTCTGTAACGCTTATTTTTCCAAAGTCTTTTTCTTTTTTATCTGTTTGTTGGCTTCTATTTCCGTATAATCCTTGCATTAATCCTGACATAGCTTCTGTAGAATCTGCTAATCCACCGAGAGCAAATTTTTGTCTACTTATTCCAGCACCTCCCAACAACTCATTTAGAGTACTATCCAAAACTCCGCTTAGATTTTCATCTAATAATGGTAATTTTTGTACTAGTGTTGTTAAAAACTCTTCTTTACCATTATCTTCATATTTATCTATAACATCTTGACTTATTTTACCTCTTAATAAAATATCATTAACCCTAGGATTCAGTGGCTTGAAAGCTTTAGCATTTGTGGTGGAAGTGGCTTCGGCCCAAGCTTTTCTTAATTCTGGAACATATTCTGGATCACTATTAACATATTTTTCGAACGACTCTTTTTTAGCGGAGCCTATCATTAAACTACTTAGTCCACTAAGTTTATAACTTCTTCCATAAGCAACATCAGCACTATTATATCCAGTATTTCCTACCAAAGCATCAAAAGCATCGGCCACATCATCATTATTTCCATCAAATAAACTAGCAACTTTTGCCTTGTATGCTTCAAACGATTGAGCGTTTTTAGTTCTAAGACTATTAAAAAGTTGATGAGTTAATTCATGATACAAAATACTATAATCTTGACGTTGACTTGTATTGAATGGATTGGTTGCTATACCAATGCTACCACGACCACTCTGGTTTGCGGATTGTAGTCTAGATTCTTTTGCAGCTTTAATAGCCGCATTATTTTTATCAATAAGAGATCTTTGTTGTTTTT